ACCTTGTCCTTCACGCCAACCATCACAGCTTTGGTGGAGGCGATCTCGGACGTGGCCGCGGCGATCTTCACCTTAAGATTGGTCTTGAGCTCGTTGAGCTTCTCCTCGGTGACGCCGCCCCCGGGCTGGGCCGGGGTGAGCAGCGGCTTCTCGACCGTGGTCTTGAGCAGGTCCATGGCGTAGGTACCCTGAAGATCCAGGCAGGTGTACTTCACGGTCCAGTTCGGCCAGATCTCGATCATCGAGCCGTCCGAGGTCCACGCATCACCGTCGCCCTTCTTGACGACCAATGTGCTCGCCCGCTCCAGCTTCCCGTAGGTCTGCGGCAGCGTGGCGACGTGCGTCACAGTTGTCGCGGACTTCGGAAGCGCTCGCCACTCATCGCCCTTCTTCCGGAAGAACATCATGGCTCCGACAACGCGGTACTGGTACTGTCCCGCGCCGATCTGGCCCTGAGCGATGTCCACCCAGCCCGTGTCGCCTGCCTGCACGCCTCCGCCCTGGCCGCCGGGGGCCGCGGGCTTGTCCTCAAGGGCCTTCACCCGGGTCTTCAGGTCGGCGACATCTGTCTTGTTGGTGCGGATGACGCTCCAACGCCTCGTGTCGGTATCCGTGTTTTCCTTCAGGCCCTTCTCCAGCGCCTCCTTGGCCGCCGCCAGGTCGCCCTTGGATGCATAAGTAGCGGCGGCATCCGTGGCCTTCAGGAGCCCCTCCAGCGCCGCCTTGGGGGCGTAGGTCGCAGCGGCGTCCGCAGCCTTCAGAAGGCCGTCCAGAGCGCTCTTGAGGGCGAATTTCGCGTTGACCTCCTGCTTGTACGCCTCGATCCGAGCCTCGATTCTTGCATCCGCAAGACCAGGCACCTCGTTCCGAAGCGTGTTGAGTGCCTGCGTCTGCTCGTCGTTGTCGATGAAACGCGCTTCAGCGCCGTCAACCGTGTAACTTGTGGCCTTCCCCACGAACTGCTTAGCCATTCCTCAGCCCTCCGGCGTGCCCTGCGGCACAGTCTTGTCCTTGTACGTCACTGTTCCGTCGCCGTTGTCGATCATCTCGACCTCGTTGCCGTCCCCGCCGCCCGGGGGCTGCGCCTTCAACTCGGCGATCGCCCTCTTGTTGTCCGCGATCTCGGTCCTCAGCCCGTTCAAGGCCTGCGTGAGGTTCTCGACACGCGCCGTGAGCTCCGCCAGGTCCCCCGCGGGCGGTGTCGGGCCGGGTAGCGCCGGGTCAGCGGCCCCCGCACCCCCGGCAGTGGGCCTCTGACGGGCGAACGGGTTGGCCAGCATGCCGTCCCCGTTCGTCAGGACGCTCGCAACGTCCACCACAGTGCCCTGTCGCAGTGCCAGATCGCCCTGAAGCAGGTAGTCCCCGCTCGCGACGACGTCGATGTGCCACAACCATTGCCCTGCGGGCGTCACCCCCGCCCCCGGGGCGATCAGATCGACGTAGTTCTTGCCCGTCGCGGGATCGTACAGCGCCCCGGACGGGTCCACCCCCACCTCGACCCTGCGCTCGATGTAGGCCGTGCCGTAGGAGACGACATAGGGCCCGTACGTGAAGACGACTGTGACGTCGCCAGCCGGTCGCATATCGTCCGGCGTGAGAATCTGCCCCACGACCCTCGCATAGGGCGCCTGGGGCGGCTCAGTGCCTAGCATCGCAGACTCCTGAAGTCAAGATGGTATTACTCACTCGCAGTCTATCGCCCCGCCCCTGTCGAAGGGGCTATACTGGAGCCGTCCAAGCAACCGAGAGGAACCAGTATGCAATCTGTTCTCAAGACTGCCGACGAGTTGTGGATCGGCGACCTCATCATCTACACGAACACACTCCACGTCGTGAGTGAGCAGCGTCTCACCGTTGATGGCGAGCATGTTGCCAGCCTGCTCATCAAGCCTTACCTCAGCGACGGTCCCCTCACCCGCGTTGAGGTCCTCCGCAACCCCGGCTACTTGTTCCGTTGCGTCACCATCCCGATCTTCGCCGTCGAGCCTTGCGACGACAAGGGCTCCAACATGCTGGCCGTAGCCGTTTACATCAGTGCTCACAAGGAGATCGTTGCCGACTATGTGGGTTCCTCGGTCCGCAGCGACGGCTCGCTCCCCCTGGAAAGCGGTGATATCGCTCACTATGGGGACGCGATTGCTCTCGTGGACAATGGCGACGCCTTCGAGTACTGCATCGTCGATAAGTACGAGCTTGCGAAGCATGTTCGTCTCATCACCATCGACACGGAGAAGGACTGATGTACTCCCACTAGGACGAGGACCGGTTCGCAACTGCGATCGTCCTGATCTCCACCGTGTCTTTTGCCATCCTCACCGCCATCGCAATCGTCGCCGCCTTTCTGGCGGTCTTCCAAGGAGACTGAATGCTCACCATCTACACCCAGCCTAACTGCCCGCAGTGCCGCGCCACCAAGTGCTACGCCGACAAGATGGGTGTCCCCTACGTCGAGCGGGCCCTCGCCGACAGCCCGGACATCCTCGACAAGGCCATCAAGGCCGGTTACACCTCGGCCCCTGTCGTCACCGACGACCACGGCAACATATGGGGCGGCTACAATCCCTCCAAGATCCGAGGTCGCTACTCCGCCAAGTGACAAGAAGAAGCCCCCGAAGTCCTCACCGACCTCGGGGGCTTCTTCTGACCCAACACACTCCCGAAAGGAAGGACCTCAGTATATCACGCCTTCTCGGGGCCGTCCCCAGCGCCGTAGCGAACAGGGTTGATCACGGTCGGGCGCTCAAGCTCGCCGTCCTGGGTCACCGCGGCCGCCTTGTCCTCGGGCGAGGGCACGAAGTAGCGGGCGATGAGCAGGAACACGACACCAGCGACCTGGCTGATGGAGTCCAAGTACTGCGCCGCAGCATCCGCCTTGACAATCCCCAGCACCGTCAACAGCGTCATGACCGCCGCGACAACGCCGTAGGCGGCCTTGCGAACCTCGGGCTTCTGAATCGTGGTAAGCATTCTCGCTCTCACTTCCCCTTCTTGATCGCCTCGACGAGCTCCTTGATGAGCCCGTTGGTCTCCTTCTGCGCAGCGACCGCCTGGGTCAGCAGGAGCCTGTTCTGCTCCACGCCCCAGATAACGTCCCCGGCCTGTCGCTCATTCGCCTTGCCGTACCGCAGCTCCCCGCGAACCGCGTTGATCGCGTTCACGATGTCGTCGCCATTGGCCATGATGATCCTCTCAACCTCGTCCATTGTTCCACCGCTGGGGCGCTCCGAGTACCACCAGCTGTTGATGTGCTGAAGCAGGCTCTCACCGTAGCCCCAGTACTGATCACTCTCGTTGCCGCAGTTGTACCGGCTGCCGGCCCTCCGGATGCTGTCGGCGCTGTAGTCGCCCCCGAGGTAGTCCCTCAGGATCGACAGCCCGACAACGCTGGACTCGTGCGGGTCCCACCACGCCCTGTTCGGGTCGTTGATGAAGTAGCCGTTATAAGTCACCTGCGTCGGGCCCACACCGTTGCTGGTCTCCCAGTCCATCACCGCGGGCAGGAAGTGGTTCAGGAAGTTCTCCCTCGTCACCTCACCCCAACCGGAGCACGCCCCACCCACGTCGTGACCGTACACGTTCTCGCAGTTGCTCTCCTGGTCGGCCAGGCCCAGTGCCACCGCCCAGTGCAGCCCCACATCATCCGCAGCCCTCAGAACCGCGGCCTGAACGCTCTCACCTCCGCTCGGTGCGGGTGCGGGCGCCGCAGCAGAGCCCCCACCCCCTGTCGTCAGCGGGCTCGGGTTGTCCCGGCGCCTCAGAGCGTGCGTCCAAGCGGCCTGCTGGGTGTACGGATGGTCGTTGTACGCAATGATGCGAACCTCGTCACCTGTCTGGTCGCCCTCCCAGCCGTCGATGCTGCCGTCCTCGGCGATCCACGCCTCGGCCAGCAGCGCGCCATCGCTGTCGGGCCCGGAACCGCCGTTGATGATCATCGCCACATGGCCACGACCACCACTCGCGCCCTCCGACAGCACGATGTCGCCCGCGTACCAGCCCCCGGTAGGTACATTACCTACCCACGAGTCGCTGATATCGGCAAAATTCCGCTCCAGAGCGTACTCTCGGATGTTCCCCGTCCACGTGTCCCGGGGGAAGTACCCCGCCGTGAAGGGTTCGCCCCACTCATGGTGCGCGGCGATGTTGTAGCACCCCGACACCAGTGCCGAGCAGTCCGCGTTGGCTGGGGACCTGACCAGCCAGCCGTCCCAGTCGCTCCTGTCGTAGAACGTCCACCTGTCGGGCTGGCTGTACCCGATGTCCGCCATCGCGTAGTATCTCGCGCAGGCGGCCGCGTAGTGTGCCACGTTGCCCATACGACCTCCTCTCGTCGTCGTGATCCAAGCGTAACGAACCCTGGGCTTGACACCCCGCCCGGTACTTCTCTATGCTGGGATCATCAACCGAACCGAAGGAGCCAACATGGAGACACAGGTCGTTACCGCTTGGGAGATCAGGAGCTTCGACCACATCATCTTGGATAGAAGGCACTACATCGTCCTTAGCAAGAACCTCGTCCCTGTGAGGAGTGGGAGCGAGATCGGGTTCTGCATCAACTGCATGGAGCAGGGTCGCAGAGAACGCACCTGGCAGCTATTCCGCTGGAACGAAAGAATCTCTCGAATCAACTGAAAGGAACCGTCATGCCGTACTACCGCAAGAAGCCGATCCCCCTCGAGGCCCGCCAGTACACTGGGGACAACTTTCTGGAACTCCAGGACTGGAGCGACGATCACGTAGCGCTCTCTGACTACAACGACGACGCCATCTGCGTCTACACGCTCGAAGGCCCCATGTGGTTTGACGAAGGCGACTACATCATCAAAGGTGTCCGTGGGGAGTTTTACCCCTGCCTGAAGGACATCTTCGAAGAGACCTACGAGGAGATCTGATATGCGCCACCTAGTGGAACCAGTCCTTGTTACGGAACTCAAGGAAGGCGACATCATTTACTCCCCGCGCTTCGAGACGACTCCGCTCTCATCGACATGCGAGAGCGCCTCACCTTCGAGCCCGTGTCGGTCGTGATCGCAGATGACGTTGACTACTGGGAGCCCGATGATGGCGATCCCGACCGCATCCACATGAAGGCCCTCATCTGGAGGAATGTCTGAAATGTACTCTTCAACGACCGAGGCTGTTACCCACCTCAGCTACGACTCGGAGCCGCCCACCGTATTTGAGCTCGCTGACGACCTTCTCGACCCACGAGCCGCCTGTGGTGCACCGGTTCGCATTCGGAGGGGGAATGAGACCTACAGGATCACCCGGATCAACATCTTCGAGGCCACTGGTGAGGTCGAGATCGAGTGCAAGGGTGACTGACATGACCTCCACACCGATTATCGACATGTTCTCCGGCACCGGCGAGCTCGCCCGGGCCGTTGCCGACGGCCTGAATGAGTTCACCTGCTTCCAGTCGTTCTCCGACAACTACGGACCCGCCCGCAAGTACCTGAAGGCCCGCTTCCGCAACGTGAAGATCCACTCGGACTTCCGCGACCAGGACGTCCCGGAGGGCTCCATCGTCACCCTCGGGGCGCCCTGCCAGGACCTTCCCGTCGCGGGTAAGGGCTCCGGAACCCGAAGCAGCCTCATCCACGAGGCCCTCGACATGGCCGTGGCAGGTAGGGCGGACCTCATCGTCGCGGAGAACGTCCCTGGCGGCTACCGCACCTACCTCGATCTGGCTGTCTGGCTGATGATCACGCACGGCTACCGCGCTACCGTAGCGTCCGGGGGAGCCTGGGAGATCGGGGCTCCGCACCGCCGTGAGCGCATCATGCTCGTCGCGGCCCGGCGTTGCTTCGAACCTCGTCGCATCAATGTCGTCCGTAAAGTCGTACCTCGACACATGGTGCCGTCACCCACCGCATCGTCCTCGACAGGGCCCAGTCGCTCAGGTCGAGGCGGTGGTCCCAACCTTCAGACCTGGGTCCATGAAGGCAACCGCCCCCCTCCACTCGATTCTGCCCTTTGGACGAACGCTACAGGCCTCCCCGAGCCTCGACTCAAGGACGACGAAGGCCGACTGAACGCTGCTTTCGTCGAATGGCTCATGGGCCTGCCCTCCGCCCATGCCGTCGGCCTGTCCCGCACCGCCTCCATTCGCCTCGCGGGCAACGCGGTCGTCAGACTCCAGGCCCGCCTCATGCTCCAGCGCGGACTCACTGCTATCAACAACGAAAGGAACCTCTGATGCCTACCAAGCAAGCCCGCAACTGTCGCGTAGGCGACATTCTCCTCTTCAAGAACAAGGAGAGCCGCATTATCACCGACATCACACACGACGAAGAGACCCGGGCGTTCCGCACCACCGATCTCGCCGGCGAGAACCCCCGCCTCGACACCTACGACGCCCTGGACCCCGTCAACGTCTGGGGCTCGCAGGAGGCACTGTTCTGATGCAGATCAAACCCGTCCTTCCATGGCAGATCATGCCTGGCAACAAAATCCTTCACAGAACAGAGGGGGTCGTTCAGGTTACTTTTATCCGGCCCGATGGCTTCGGAGGTACGTACTTCGAATACTACGACAGGTACGGGCTACCGGAGACCTTCAGGTGCGGCCCATTCGATCGGGTGCTGAAGGTCGTTGATCGAGGGGGTCTGTTCTGATGGTTATTGACGACCAGTACGAGCGCTTGCTGAAGGACATCCTCGACAACGGCGAATCACGACAGGACCGCACCGGTGTCGGCACCCGCGCCGTCTTCGGTCGTCAGCTGAGGTACGACCTGATGAAGGGTTTCCCCCGGATCACCACCAAGTACGTCCCCATGAAGCCGATCAAGGCGGAACTCCTCTGGTTCCTCCGCGGTGAGGATAACATCTCGTGGCTCCAGGGGCAGGACGTGCACATCTGGGACGACTGGGCCGACACGGACGGCTATGTCGGGCCCCTCTACGGCGTCCAGTGGCGCAACTGGGGCAGCGCCCATGATCAGATCAAGAAACTCATTCACGGCCTGCGGGCGGATCCGCACTCCCGCCGTCACTTGGTGTCCGCCTGGAACGTCGGTGACTTGGGGGAGATGGCCCTGGCCCCCTGCCACGCCTTCTTCCAGTGCTACGTCAGTGGGGAGGGGCGCTTGTCGCTCCAGGTCTATCAGCGCTCCGCCGACCTGTTCCTGGGCGTGCCCTTCAATATCGCCTCCTACGCCCTGCTCACCCACATGCTCGCCCAGCTCGCCGATCTGGAGGTCGGCGAGCTCATCTGGACCGGGGGCGACTGCCACATCTACGACAACCACGTGGAGCAGGTGAAGGAGCAGCTCACTCGTGAGGTCTTCCCGTTCCCCCGTCTGCGGCTCAAGAAGCGGGATTCGATCGACGACTACGTCCTCGAGGACATCGACGCCTCCGAGGGCTACCGCCACGGCGGTGTTCTTCGAGCGCCTGTCGCAGTCTAGGGGTGGACAACGACTAAGAAACATGTGATACTGATGCCGCAACCGAGCGAAAGGAACTGACATGACTGAAGACTCGATCCTGATCCGGGCCGAGCGCCTGATCAAAGGCGACATTGTCCTGTGGGCAAACACCTCCTGGCGCATTGGACTGATCGAGCCGGTCTCTCTGACCGAGTTCGAGATCGTTCTGGAGTACGGCTGTGACGGTCACTCAGACCTCCGCACCACTGTTAGTCGGGACCGCAAGTTCCGAGCCCTCCGCCTGGTCTGACAACCGACGAAGCACCGCCCCTGTTGTTCACAAGACGACAGGGGCGGTGTCATGCCCGGGGCCGTTGCAGCGGCCTGCTGGGTGGGGTGTCGAAGAGTCTTCAAGAGTAGCACAACCCGGCTGTTACGAACGTGTAACGAGGCTCTGCGGGGGGTTGACCGGGGCAGGGATTGAGCCTATACTTATTTATAGAAAGGAGGTCCAGCAGTAGGGGCTCGACAGGGCCGGAGCAGGGTTCGTTGACAACTCCATAGCGTTGATCTCTCGCGGGTCTTCCATTGCGGGGTCCTCCCTCGTACGGGCGTGCGGGGTCGCACCCCCTCCCCCCGCCCCGCACTCGGTAGCAACCGATTTCCTTCGCCTCGAAATTCGGCTTCGTGTGGTGTGATTTCTGTCTCGTTAACGCTGTTAAGATCGCAACCCTCGTGGCCCTGGCGACACGGGCGAGAGGGGCTGTTCAGTCTCCGTCCTCGTTCGTGCCCCTGTCGAATCGATCGCGCTGTGTCGTGCACAGGGGGGCTGACGTGCTGTAAGGCCCGTAGACGGCCTCTAGGGGGCTCTCCAGTGTCCTGCACTGACTCAGGGCTGAAATCGTCTCAGATTGGCTTACAACGCGTCTGAGAGGTATCTGAGGCGGGACGGTAGCCGGGTGCGACAGGACGGGGGACCCGTACCCGGTGGGCGGGTCGGCCTACGGGGCCCGACACGGGCCTGCCGACAGAGCGCGACAAGGGCGATGACTCTTGTGTGTTCATCTTTCGTTCTTTTGTTCTCGTGTTCGAACGAGCGAACGATCGATCACGTGGCGACACGGGCGATGGCGAACCAGAACCCCCTATATACCCTATGTATGCATTTGTATATATCGTACTCAGAATATATAAGAGTAGTATAGAATATTATACTACTATGACATTAATGTATGGTACAAGATACTATACTAGATACCAAGTATTTATACTACTATCATTATATTCTGTATATAATATTTATATAATATAATAATATATACTATATAGTACGAAGAGAATTGGGCCGTAACATAATTGAAACATTTGGGATTTTTGTACCTACATCGCCCATTTCCACCCCGTCTCAGCCCTCTCTTTCGAACACCTGTTCGATACATAATCGTTGCTATCGCGGGCCTGTCGTACTCCGGGGTACCCTCCCCGGTGGATGTACCTACATCTGCCCGTGTCGTCACCACCGCATCACTACCTACTAACTACTTAGTAACCACTCTTTAGGACCTTAGTCCCAACTTGGGCTTGAGCCATATCGTCACTAGGTAGTCAACCTCCATAGGACCTTGGTCCCGATGGGCTAGTGCACAGAGGTCAGAGCTCTCTGTCGAAGGTTGTGTCATGACAGTCAGTGAGTGTGAGCGGGGTCATGTCGGGCAGGGTTGACGGGGACGACATGATGTAGGAGAGTAGATCTCGAAGCCGGAAGGGAGACGCCCTGCCCGGTAGCGAGAGGAAGGAGACGAGGGTGCGGGAGAGAGCCGGCGGGGACCTGTCGTGCGTACCCGGGCCCGTGATCATGCGGGCCATCGAGATGCTTATGAAGGAGGATGTGTGATGCACGTGCTGATTACGCGGAGCGGGGTGGCCGTTGACCTGTCGGACGTTCGGGCCGTTGTCGAAGCCCTGGGGGCCGACGAGGAGGACGAGTTGTACATGTTGCAGTGGACCGAGATGCTGTCGTGGCTGAGGATGGCGAGCACGGTGGTCTCCAGGCTCGGGGGCGACATGAGGAGGCTTCCGGACGAGACGCCGGACGGGGAGGTATGGACGGTGATGAGTATCACAGAGTGAGAAGTTGATCTGGACGACATGATGTAGTTAGACTGAGAGCACAACAACAAACCGAGAGGGCTTGTCGCAGAGCCCGGACCAACAGGAGGAACCGAGAATGAAGACGCAATGGACCGGACGGGTCGTGACCGACACGCGGGGCGACGCGGGGAGCATCATCCTCGAGGACTGGCTGCACGACTACTACGAGATCGATGATGACGAGACGGAGTGCCTGGCCGGGGCATGGTGGCGCTGCGGCGAAGAGGGAGAGGGTTGGATCACCGATGAGGCCGATGTCGAGATCGCAGCGGAATACCTCTACGCCGCTGCGCACGAGAACTGAGCACACACACACATACTTACGAAGGGCTGAGGAGAGAACCATGAACGAGAAGATCGCGGACAAGGCTGAGGATCTGTGCAGGGCACTGGAATGGACCAATGAGGCGTACGTGCTCGGCAATGGAGGGGTCGATTGCGGCTGGAGCGATGACGACACGCGTGGCTGGCTGCGCATGGGGCCCGTGTCGGTGGAGTGGATGCGCGACCCGTACGGCGATGGGCAGGAGGATTGGATCGCGGTAGAAGTGACGGCGGGCGGTACGCCGTTCGATGTGGACGGGTACTCGCACCTGGAGGACGCCGTGAAGGATGCCGCTCGAACAACGATGGAGTGGCAGCATTGGTGCGATGCGGATATTCGCGACGAAGTTGTGTCGTGGTTGGAGCACCGGGGTGAGGCCTACGACATTCTCGGACCGCAGGACGAGAAGGGCGACTCCTGGACGATCACGTGGGGAGACGTGATGGTGCGGGGCTACTACGACAAGGACGGCGCGTTCGTGTGGTCGGTGTGCAACCCGGAGACAGCGGATTACCTCGACGGTGATGCTTCCGACGACGCAGACGCTGTGATCGATGCGATGACTGAGTGCGCGAAAGACCAGATGGTCGAAGCGTGGGTTGAGACCGTGGCTGTGGAGACTGCGGAGGATGGCTGGGCTGTGCGCTCGTCCGAGGACCAGATGACCGTGTGGACACGATCCTCTATCACGTTCAACCTGAGCCGTAGGGCGTACTACGAGAGTGTCGGCTACGGGGAGGGCCGGATCGAGTTGGAGCACCGGATTGGATCCGGGGAGTGGATGCCCTATGACGAGCTGCTGCCCGAGGACGAGGAGGACGTCCGTCGGATGGCCGGCGAGGCGTACGCGTGGGTGAGGAGCATCGATGATTGAGCCGGTTGAGGCTCAGGAACGCGCCATCCGTGGTCTTGTGGCCGCGGGCGGCACGGGCCTTGTGAGCGCGGGAACAGGGTGCGGCAAGACGCTCATGTCGCTGTGGGTTATTGACCGTACGGCACGACAGGAGGGAGTTGAGCCCGGCGATCTATCGATACTCGTGGTAGCCCCGCTGCGCACGGAGAGCGGCTGGCGTCGTGCGGTGGGTCAGGTCTGGCCCGACGGAAAGGTTCAGTTCAATGTGCTGAGTAAGCGTAGGAAGACTGAACGTGAGGCGCTTGAATCACTACTGAACGGCGACAAGCTCCGGGGTGTGTCGTTCATCGGCTGGGAACTACTGGCGAGTGTGTCGAAGAGGAAGGGTTATGACGCACGAGCGGGAAAGGTGAAGAGCAAGGCGACGACAAGAGTGCTGGGCGGTATTGAGTTCGATTGGGTCATCGGCGATGAGATTCACAGGGCTTGCAACTTCAGGACTGTTACGTCGCAAGTGCTGTGCAAGGTGAAGGCGCGGCATCGTTTGGCGCTCAGCGCTACGCCGGCGGGCGGTCAGCCCGTGAACATCTACGGTGCACTGAAATATTTGTGGCCCAAAAAATACCCGGGCTTCACCAAGTTCGCGCAAGCATTCTTCACGAGTGAGCCTTGCTATTTCGGTGGGCCGTACTCGGTGACGTATGGCGCTGAGAAGCGACCAGGGCTGTTGTCGAAAGGGCACAAGGCACGGGGCGAGTGGCAGGACATGCGGATTGAGGATGTTGCCGGGGCGCTGCCACCGGTGGATATCCGCCGCGTGGACTGCGCGATGACCGCGGAACAGCGCAGGCAGTACAAGCAATTGCGCGATGAGAGCGTGGCGTGGATGGATGATCATCCCGCCGTTGTCGGACTCCCGGTGACGCGCGACATGAGGCTGCGGCAGGCGACGCTCGGGCAGATGAGCGTGCGTGTCGGTGATGGCGGAGAGGACGAGTGGTACTTCGATCCTGGTTCGCGAAGCGGCAAGATCACGGCATTGCTCGATATCTTGCGCGACATCGGTGATGAGAAAGTCGTCGTCTACTCGCCGTCGAAAAAGTTCCAGGCGCCGTTGGTTGCTCAGTTGCAGAAGGCGGGCTACTCGTGCGCACGAGTGGATGGTGAGCACAAGGACGAGTGGAAGCGATTCCTCGACAAGGACGGCCCACAGATTCTCTGCGCGGTGATCCCTGCCGTCGCCGAAGGTGTTGACGGACTACAGCGGGTCTGTCGTCATGAAGTGTGGGTCGGGCTTGATCCATCGGTGGTGCGCTGCGTGCAGGCACAGGGCCGGCTGCATCGAACGGGCCAGACGGGCACCGTGGTCAGGTGGTTGCTCCAGTGCCCGAGCACTGTCGATACCGAATCTGTGATTCCTAGGCTTGACCAGCGGTATGCGGATCTGAAGGTCTCAGGGCTCATCTGAGCGCCTTTCAGGGCGCCCCCGGTACCTAGTACTAGGGGCGCCTTTCTGTGCCGTCTACGGGCCTCCCGCGGCCTTAGGCGCGCAGGCATGAGAAAGCCCCCGCCGGATGATCCCGACGGGGGCTGTTGGTGGGGCGCTCAGCAGAGCGTGTCGATGACTTCATCGATGCGGAGGACTCCCAAGTCCCGCTCCTCGGCGGCGGCCCGGCTCGGGCAGCCGCGGCTGAGCGCGCCCTCGATGGCCCGCTCGCGCAGACCCACGAGGCGGCCGACGATGACGGCTCGATCGGCGGGCTTGATGTGGCGGCCGCCCATCTCGATGTCGTACATGGCGTCACTGCGGTCGAGGTAAACGTCGCTGTCGAGGCGGGCGATGATGGAGGAGATGGAGGCGTGCATGGGGTTTCCCTTTCGGTTCGGGTGTTCGGTTGGACGCCTATAGAGGACCACGCGTGTCAAATTCGTTGGAATCATGCGGTTGTTGAGAGTTGTACTACCGATTTATAAGTGGTTTTCAGGGCTTTGTAGTGCTACACCGCGGGGAGAATTCTCGTTATATGGACAGAGTGGTTTGTTTGGAGCCTGAAATATGACGCAGTACCTAGGACCACAGTCCTTATTGAACTGTTCATTTCAGAGGTCGCTGTCACTTTTGACACAATGCATGGTGCAAAATCTCAGACTGTGAACTGTACAAGGTGTGCAGATATGGGCGGGCGAGGCCTTCAGCCGGCGAGGAGGCGCCCGTGTCGTATCGAGACCAATGATTGATAAGTGAGCGGTGTCACGTAGTGGAGGGTTGCGCGACTACAAGATGTAGGGCAGTATGGAGTCGTCAAAGGAATCGAACAGGAAGGAGCACACGATGCTGACTCTCGGAGAAGCACAGGACATCTTCATCGATGCGCTGCCCGGCGATGTGGAGTGGACGACGCATCGATTCGCAGGAACCCCGGACGACATGGACTACGTCGAGGATTGGGTCGTTCAGAGCGACGACAAGAGGGTCGATTGCGATGTGACCTGGTTCGATAGCATTGGCTTCCCGGTCAGTGTCGTAGTCGAGACCTGTGACCCGTTGCGCGAGACGCTCCACCGCGATATGGTTGATCCCGAGGACGCTGAGTCGGCGGCGGCCTGGCTCACTGAGAACTGAACCCCTAACCCTTGAAAGGAACCGAACAATGACACTCACCCACAAGATCCTGGCCTTCATCATCGTCCCCGCCCTGGTCGGCACGATCATCGGCATCGCACTGGGGACGGTGCACCACTCGCGGACCGGCGCAACGGAAGTGCAGGACATTGCGCACTGTCTGTCGGACGACGGAGCGCTTCCCGATGGTGAGGACGTGTGCATCTGGGACCCCGCCGTTGACGGCGACGGTATTGGCGAGGCTTTCGTGATGACTCGCGTGCAGTACGAAGCCGACCAGGATGCTCGCGAGCACCAAGCATTCGAGGCGCACGTGATCGGACAGGACGACGAGAAGATTCGACAGCACGATGCGGAGATGCAGTGAAACGAGCACTATCCGAGTCAGTAGCAGAGGAGGATGAGCGCATAGCCCGGCTAGTGAAAGAGGAGATCGAACGACACGGTGGAGCAGCGGAGGTCTCACGCGTTGTCGGATGGAGGAGAGGGACCCTACAGGCACGGCTTGACCGCGGTGCGGTATGGACACTAGGAGAACTGAAAGCACTAGCAGAACATGAAGTACTGTCCGTACCGACGATGCGCTCGATAGGAATGGCGAGAGGAAGTTACAGAACCGAGATACCTGAAGCGCTTACGATACATCACACAATCTAACCGATCCAACCACGCCCCGGCGCTCTGGCCGGGGCAGATAGGTACCCGAATGAGCATGCTCTCTTCGACCACCATTACGCGCCTCCTCGACAGTGGAGTGCTCACCATTACGCCACTGTCGGCCGGCGCGATTCAGCCAGCGAGCGTGGAGATGCACCTTCATCGCGATGTCGTTCGCGACGTCGGACTGCCCACTGAGCATCGTGATGACAAGGTCACGGACGCCATTCTCCTCAAGCCCGGGGAGTTCGCACTGGCTCGGACGACGGAGACGGTGGGCATTCCTGCGCATCTCGTTGCCCGTGTCGAGGGCAAGTCCTCCTGGGCACGGCGCGGGCTTTTGGTGCACATCACGGCCGGCTTCATCGATCCTGGTTTCTATGGCACGATCACGCTGGAGCTCTGCAATCTCGCAGCAAAACCGTTGGAGTTGCCCATGGGTTGTGCCATTGCTCAGTTGTCGATTCTGGAACTCGACACGCCGCCGATCGTCCCTTACGGGGATAAGTCCTTGGGCTCCCACTATCAGCATCAAATCGCTACCACAACCGCTCCGAACATTGCAGAAAGGTAACAATTTCATGTCTTGGGGAAAGAGAAGCCGGGACGAAATCCTGGAAAACCTGAAGCATTTCGGGAATGCGAAGGACAAAAAATTGGGGCTGTATGGGGACGAATATATACGTCTTGATGGCTCCGAGATTCCCGAGTCCGTGCATTACTTGCAGGTGAAGGGTTTCGGGAACGCGGGGCTTGAAATTTTGGGCTGGGGAGGTGAGTTGGAACTCCTCGGCGAGCTCGAAGCTCGAATCGTTAACGTGGATCTGGTGGAGATCAATACTGCGCAGGGTGCTATAAGTACGTGCGAAGATTGCAAACGAGTGCGTGTTTGGGGTCGTTCAACAACGCACCTCATCGGATGCAAGGGTGTCGAGCTCTATGAGTCGTCATCCGCCGAGATGTGGTATTGCTCTGGTGTCGAGGCCTACGATTCCGCCAGTTTCCAGGCCTGCAAGGACACACGTGTGATGCTTTTCGATCGTGCAGACGGGGAGTTCTACGGTAATTCATCCGGTGTTCTGCTCGACACCTCGCGGGCTATTGCGTACAAGGATTCGCGAATTAACGCCGTCTCTGATATGTCAGTTGTTCAGCACGAGTCGGGCGCTATTGTTCACGGCGACGGAAAGATTCAGTGCTTCGGGAGCAATGAAGATAAAGGAAGCCTTTTCACTGCAACTCGGGGGTTTCTGAATCGCCTGGCCCTCCCACTGAATTCTTTCGAGACCGAATACCTTGTCTACAAGACGACTAGTGCAGATGGTCTTACGGGGCAACTCTATGGTGAGCCCATTAAGTGGGAGGTCGGCAAGATTGTGTCAGTCCCGGAGGAGAAACGCACGACACCGAACCGGGGTCTGTTCTTCACTCCGACCCTGGCTCATGCGATCTCGCGGGGACAGGAGTACGAGCGGCCGTTCCGGGTGTTCCGAGTGCGGATTAGGATCGAGGACGTTAAGCTTACGAACATCTTCGGACCTATGTACCGCAAGGAGATCGAGGCGTGGGAGGGCGAGGTCCTCGACGAGATCAAGAACCCTGTTGAGGAGCTCTTCCGAATGAGGTGAGTCTCACATCAGCGGGAGTCGGAACCGCCTGGTCCTTCGGGGCTGGGCGGTTCTGCTTCGCCCAAAAAACCCAGCCGAGTTGGGAGCCCACAGCCCGCGAAAAACTTCGGCTTCGGGGGGTGATTTCCTCCCTTGACTTGGGAGCCAAAACCCCGTAGGGTGGGGGCACCTACAGGAAGGATTTCCTATGAAACGATACGACGTCTGGTTCGACAAGATCAACGAGGTCGCCTGGTCCTTCAAGTCTCTGCCGAACGCGCTCGATGCTGCGATCAGGGGACCGTACCTGGTCACCGAACGTGTCCATATCGGGGACCCGAGACTTGAGTTCGTCGAGGATCTGGCCGAGACGATTTCCGATGATCCTGTCCTGAGCCAGCTCATCAAGGAAGCGCAGATCGCGATTGAGGAGGCTGAGGCTCTTGACTTCTACCGCAGCCATTGACCAGGCTCGTCATCTCTTGACCGCTCGCTCCAAGCGGGACAAGCAGCGCCGTGTCGGACCTTCAGGTCTCGGCAAGTGCTGTGACCTTTGTCTAGGCGAGGACTTAATGGGTATCCAGCGCCCAGGGGAGAACGAGAAGACGCCTATCGCCCCGCTGCTCGGGACGGCATTTCACCTGTTGTGCGAGAAACGCAGTCGCGACATGGAGCGGGAGGCCGAGGTTCTCGTAGAGCAGCCGGTCCAGGTTGGTGATGTCGGTGGCTACGGCCCAATCAAGGGAACGCTCGACAGGTTCGACATCGAGGGAGCGGAGGTAATGGACTGGAAGCTCGTCTCCCTGAAGAAGCGGGACGCCTTCAAGCGGTTGTACCGCAAATCTCAGAGGAGCGGCTTCGACGCCATCGTCGAGGACTACGGCGCTGCTCAGTTCCTCCAGTACTACATACAGCTCTGCCTGTACGGAAAGGGCATGGAAGACCAGGGCTACGACGTGAACAACGTCACACTGCTGCTCCTACCTCGGGACGCCACGATCCACGTGGTCGAGTCCGAGCTCACCGCCCTGTCGATGCCATACGACAGGGACCTCGCTATCTACGCTCTGGGGCGGGCAGGGCTAATCTACAAGAAAGCGAAGGAGAGTGACGATCTGATCACAACTCTTGACAGCGCCCCTGAGTGCTTCTACTGTAGTAAGTACAGACCGATCCACTACATGAAAGGCTGAGATGCGTCACGCACGACAGAAACGGAAGCATCCTGACAAGGACGACTGGCTCCTCATGATCGGCGAAGGTATCGTCATCGGGAGCGTCATCTTCGCCGGGGTAGTCACCCTGGTCATCGGAACCGTCATCTTTGGAGGTTGAAATGAAAGACAATCCCGTCTGGGACATGGAGAGCGGGATGGAGCGCATGGGCCCGCCCGTCCGAGTTCAGAACCATCAGACGAATCCAGCCATTGGCGGTGTCGGTGTTGGGTTCACAGTCCAATACGTTCAGGAGTACGGGCCACGCCTGACGGCATTTGCTGTGACGCAGGCGCTCAACAACGCTGTGTGGGAGCGAGCCAAGATCGAGAACGACAGGGCTCGAGAGGAAGCCGACTAATGTCAACATTCAACGACCTGTTCAAGAAGTCGGGGTTGAGGGAGGTGCAGCCCGAGGATCTCTCCACGTTCTCGCTGCTTCTGTTCGGTCTGGCCGGTACAGGCAAGAGTTCGCTCGCTGCTACAGCCTCGAAGTGCGAGGACCTGGCGCCTGTGCTGTACATCGACTTCGAGAACGGCACCATGCCACTGGGTCAGTGGGGAGACCTCGACAAGACCACCATCGTCCACTGCGACTCGTGGAACGACTGCGTCAAGCTCTTCGAGAACGTGATCAAGCCCTCGATCGACAAGGGTGAGTTCCCGTTCAAGACTGTGGTGATCGACACGCTCGATCAGCTTCAGGAGCTCGTAGTCAACCACTTCCAGACCATCAACCCGAAGGACACCTTCGCCGCCTGGGCCGCCGCCTACGAGGCGCCTCGCTCCATCATCAAGGCCCTGTCGGACGCCAAGGGCGTGTCGCTCATCGCGATCACGCACGCGGAGCGGGAGACCAACGAGGTTACCGGCGCCACGCTCGTGAGCCCTTCGTTCGAAGGGAAGAAGTCCATCCGCAAGCTCCCCTCGCTGTTCGACTTCGTCGGATACATGTCCTGGGTTGACACACAGGACGAGAAAGGGAATGATGTGCTCGTGCCCGCGCTGTTCACCCAGGAGAAGTCAACCCTGACCAAGCAGCGCATCACCGGGTTCCCCGAGGCCATCGGGAACCCCACCATGTCGAAGTTCTACGGCTTCATCAAGCAGGCCCTGAACAAGACCAACTGACCGAACAGCAACCCAACAACAGAAAGAGAACCAGCATGCTGTCCATCAACCTCTCCGACATGGACGTTGCCCGTGAGGGTGGGGCCTTCGAGCTCATCAAGCCCGGGAAGCACCACGCCTACGTCTCCAGCGTCGAGGTCACCGAGTCCAAGTCCAGCGGGAAGCCGATGCTCGTCGTCGAGTGGACCGTGGACGGGGACGACACTGAGGCGGGCAAGACCGTGCTCGACCGCACGGTCTTCACCATCAAGAGCAAGCGCACCGGCAAGGAGCAGATTCACTTCAACCTCCCCAAGTACTTCGGTGCTGCCGGTCAGTGGCCGAGCAACCCGGCCGAGCTCAAGGCCAAGCTCTCCCCCGCTCAGATCGACAGCACCGTGCAGGCTGTCGAGGAGGGCCTGGAGGGCGTCGGCGCCACGCTCGACATCGCCGTGGATGAGGGACGCAAGCGCTTCGACCAGAATGGCCAGCCCGTCTACAAGCTGGACGAGGACGGCGAGCCCATCACAGATGAGAGCGGGAACCTGATCCAGGACACCTGGAACCCCTCGAACTCGGTGAAGCGTCTGACCTTCGACCCGAAGAAGACCTCTTCCGCCAAGATCACGCTCATGTAACGATCGCCTGATACGCTAGCAGCCCTCGACAAAACCGTCGAGGGCTGCTAGCGTTGTGGGTAGTGGCGAGTCGTTTCACAGAATCGAGGTACACATGAGCCAGTTACAACAGTTCTTCGAGCGCATCCTTCCCGACGATGAAGGGTGGGTGCCCATCATGAGCCTGGGTCCCGGCGGCGGACTGTCTCGTTGCCAGTGGTACCACTGGCCGACCGAAGCAGAGCGGATGTGCGAGGTCGTCGAGAAGATGTCCGACAAGGACGTCTATTGGTCGCCTATGCTCTTCCACAAGCCCTCCACCCTGTCTTCCGCACGCCACGCGACGAAGAAGAACGTGAAGCAGTTGGCCTGTGTCTATGCGGATCTGGATGGCCTTCACCCGGATGACCTGTTCCTGAAGCCCACAGTTCTCGTGAAGTCGAGCCCCGATCATTACCACGCCTATTGGCGCCTGTCGGACTACCGCTCACAGGGGAACCTCGACATCGAGCAACTCAACCGAGGCGTCTATCAGACACATGCCGACACGGGTGTGGATCGGGGCTGGCCACTGGCGAAGAAGCTCCGTGTGCCTGGAACCATGAACACGAAGCCCAAGTACGGACTCCCGACCCAGGTCACTGTCAAGTTCAATGACAGGAAGTCCTACTCGGTCAGGGAGTTCACCGCGGCGTATTCGCCGGCCTCGACCCCTAAGGTCGATCTCATCATGGAGATGCCCGAGGTCGATCAGGACGGGGCCGTGGCGATCATTAATCGCCTCAAGGACAACAAGATCACGGCGCTGTATGCAGATGATCCTCTGCCGTCAGACGACTGGTCGGCTCTTATGTACTCCTTGGAGTGTTCCCTGTTCGAGGCCGGTGTCGAGCTCGCTGATGTCTTTACTGTTGTTCAGGACGCTGGCTGCAACAAGTACAAACGTGACGGGCGCCCGGACAGCGACCTGTGGATTCAGATTCAGCGCGACAAGGCGCGTTGGGATGATGACCAGGAGGTTCAAGCCGATCTCGCTGACGCGATTGCTATCGAGGCGATCAACGGGGAGTCGATCCGTATTCCCCGGTTACAGGACGAGCGCAATGGATTGTTCTGGGGTGACGTCCGCCTGATCAACGATAAGTTCGATAAAGTTCCGCAGGATACTGTGGTGGACTCGTTGGCTCAGTACATGAGCGACATGTCGTCACGCACATCGAAGCAGTTCAACTACGCAGCGGCCATGTCGATCCTCTCCGCAGTGCTCGGATCGGACATCCGAGTTCGCACGTCGTTCGGCAGGTTGAGTTGCAACCTCTACACACTTCTTCTGGGGCGAACGACCCGTGACAAGAAGTCAACCACGGCCAGTTATGTGAAGCACTTCCTCCGTCGTGTCGGAGCGGAGTTCAGCTTGGATCTCATCGGCCCCGAGGATCACACACCCGAAGCTCTGGCTCAGCACTGCGGAGAGATGCCCGGGGGGTCGCTCCTCGTGATCCTGGACGAGGTGCAGGACCTGTTCGCCCGAGCCATGCGCTCTGGTTCGTACATGGACGGTGAGATCGGGTTCCTCACGAAGGCCTATGATGGCTACATTCCTTCGATAGCTCGGAAGCAGAAGGGTCATAAGTACCGCAAGGAGACACCCTTCTCCCTGTCGATCCTGTGCATGGGGATCCTGGATCAGGCGGCGGGGAACCTGAAGGTGGAGAAGATCGCTTCAGGGTTCGTCCCAAGGTGTCTCCCCGTTCTGCCCGAGTCCACGGAGTTCGATCCTGCGAGGACCATGGACGACTTCACCATTCTGTCGGACACTGACGACGAGACGCTCCAACGACAGGACAATATGTTTAACCTGAACCTCCGTCTTCTGACGCTCGCCAAGCACCACTGGCGTCAGGAGCGCGAGGCACTGGAGCCCTTCACGGTTGAGGGCGAGGATGCGCGTGCTCTCATCGCCTTCGAGGAGAAGGCCCTGGATCGTATCCGTGACGCGGGGAACATGTGCGCAGTACTCGCGGACCAACACCCGCTGTACAGCGAGTACCTGGTCCCCTGCGTTGAACGTCTGGGCTTGTCAATCCTTCGTATGGCGGCTTTGATCGCCGCTGCTGAGCAGCAGCACACAGTCAAGATGCGCCACGCAGTGAAGGCCATTCAATTGGCAGACGTTCACCTGAAGGCCTTCGAGGCATTCGTCGCCTGCGCTGCGGATTCCGACATCAGCAAGGATGTAGCTCAGGTTGAAGCCTTCCTGGCAGCCCAGCCCAACAAGACCGCAACGCGTGACGCGGTGTTGGGTCACCTCCTCCGCCGGATCGACAACACTCGACGGGCTGATGAGATCGTCGATGCAGGTACTCGCATGGGGCGTCTCGCCGCACCAGTCGTGAGAAACGAAGCAGGGAAGAAGGTCAGGATGGTCTCGCTAAAGCAACGAGACTGATTTGTGAGGACCCCGGGTTGCGACCCGGGGTTCTCTCTGTGTACTATACATATGTACCAACCAATGAGGAGGGAACCGTGCAGATAGTGGTACCAGACGTCAACGGCCTGACGGGTGAGCAATTCGTTGCGCTCCAGCAGGCCAAGAAGGACGCGGGCATCGAGGGTCCACTCGAAGTGACTGACCGCGCTACTCCGGGCAATAGGTTCACCGTGGGTGCCTTCGGAGCGCCGGGGACCTGGAGCCTGGACCAGCTCGACAGGGCGGCACGAACCGAGGGTCGTTCCTCAGGAACCTACGGGTTCGAGGATATTTTCGACGGAACCGAGCTCCACCTGGACATCGAGACCTACTCCAGTGTCGATCTGAAGAAGAACACTGTCTATCGATACGTCGAAGATGAACACTGGATGATCCTCATTTGTTCGTGGTGTGTCGGTCAAGGAGACATCCACACCGCGTTCGGGCACGAGGAGATCAAAGCTATCCCCGGTCTGTTCGACCCCGCGGTGAAGAAGATCGCGCACAACAGCGACTTCGAGCGGATCAACTTCAGCGCGCTGAAAGGTCTTCCGGTCGGCACATACATCGATCCTGAGGAGTACATCGACACGGCCGTGCTGGCCTCGCTGTGGGGCTACCCTCGTTCCCTGAAGGGGTTCTGCAAGGTCGTCGGTGGTGAGGCTAAGGACGAGGCCGGCGGGCGACTCATCAACATGTTCTCGATGCCCAACCGCAAGGGCGGACGTACGCTGCCTGAGGAGCGCCCTGCGGACTGGGACGCCTATGTCGAGTACAACCGGCAAGACGTCATCTCCATGCGAGACAACATCTACAGGCTCGGCAAAGGGTTCCCATCGGCAGAGGAGTACGAGGCTTGGATCACTGCCACGCGGATCAATGACAGAGGCATCAAGATCGATACGGACCTGGCGGGGGCTGCTCACCGTCAGTACGAGGCGAACAAGGCACGGGACCTGGCTCGGGTCAAGGAGATCACAAGGCTGGACAATCCGAATAGTGTGCAACAGTTCAAGGGTTGGCTCGCGGCTCAGGGCTTCGAGATGGAATCCATCGACAAGGCGCATGTCGCCGAGCTTCTGGAGCGAGACGATCTCCCAGACGAAGTTCGTGAGGCCGTCGAGCGGAAGCAGTTGGCGGCTCTGTCGGCAGCGACCAAGTACGTCATCGCACAGGGCTCGACCAACTCAGACGGCCGGTTGCGTGGAACGATCAAGTACAGCAATGCTAACACCGGTCGTATGACCGGGGTCACATTGAGCCCTCACAATCTACCCCGCGATCACTTCACGGACGCTGACGGAGAGCACGACACGGAGGCCGAGCAGGCAGCGATCGATAAGTTGCTGGCTGGTGTGCCCGTGGGCTCGGAGGACCTCAAAAAGCTCGTGCGCCCACTACTCATGGGACCCTTCACCGTGTCGGATTACAGCGCGATTGAAGCGCGTCTGACTGCCTGGGCCGCTGGTGAGGACAGCGTGCTGGAGTCCTTCCGCAAGGGAGAGGATATCTATGTCGCCACCGCTGAGCGTATGGGTGGGGCGAAAGCTGGGTTCGATCGGCAGCGCGGGAAATCCGCTACTCTCGGTTGCATAGCGGAAGGCTCGTCGGTCCTCACAGAACGAGGCCTGGTTCCGATTGAGAACGTTGGGATTGCAGATAAGGTCTGGGATGGGGTAGAGTTTGTGCGGCATGAAGGTGTCATCTACAAAGGACAGAAAGAAGTGATGACTTATGACAGCCTCACTGCAACACCGGACCACAAAGTATGGGCCTCGTTCGAAGGGGAATCTCGGGCGGTACGACTCGACTACGCCGCCGCCTGCGGAGCACGTCTCGTACGCACCGGATCGAGTGGGTCTCCAGTACGGCTGGGTGAAGATCATCAACTCCGAAGTTCGCTACACCCGGAAGGGCTGGCACACGCCGATGATGCTGACCGAATGCACTGGGTGCGGGCGACAGCAATGGTCGAACCTGGAGAGTCTTCGACTGGGGCGCTCAAAAGGTTGCCAGTCGTGCAGCAGTCAACGAACGCTACCGAGGTATCTGGATCAGATTCTTACAGCCGCCAAGCAGCGATGTACGAACCCAAACGACCCGAACTGGTGTCGGTACGGAGCTCGGGGGATCACCTTCGACTTCCCATCAGTGACAGAAGCCGGGCTCTGGATTCTGGAGAATCTTGGGGGGCGTCCCCCGAAGCACGAACTCGACCGTGTAGACAACGACAGGGGGTATGCTCCTGGGAACCTTCGTTGGGCGACTCGTGCACAGAACCAAGCCAATCGGCGGAACACTATTCTGGCCGAGTTTCATCAAGGGGAGTGGCCCTACGAGGAACGAACAACTCGACGGAAGCTTCGCGAGGGATATACTCGGGAGCAGATTATCGAGCAGGCGCGACTCGCAGTGAAGGAGAAGCGCAAGAACTGGCGCAGGATCGAGAGACGGTTGCAGTCTATGACATTTTGAACTCGGGCCCACGCCATCGATTCACCGTGTCGGACGTACTTGTGCACAACTGCGGTTTTGGTGGCGGAGCAGGAGCGCTCCTCAACCTTGGCGGGGCGAAAATATACCCCAAAGGCACACCGGATGATGTGATCTGGAAAGGGCTCACCTCACTGGTTGAGACCTGGCGAGTCGCCCACCCGCACATTGTTTCGTGGTGGAAGCAGGTGCATACCGCCTTCGACAAGGGCGGCCCGGCCTCGCGGCGAATCCCTGTGGATGTCGAGATTGTGGGCAACGACCGCTATGTCTGGCTCCCCTCGGGCAGAGCGCTCGTCTACCACAACTGCCGCCGCGAGTACGTGCAGCCCAAGGACCGCAACGGCAAACCGCTGTCCTATCGACGTCGGGCGTGGGTCTGTGACGCTGTGGTGGGCAATGGTACGCAGCGACGCATTGTCGGTGGGCCCACGCAGGTCGAGAACATCATCCAGGCCATTGGCAGAGACCTGCTTACACACGCTCTCGTCAATGTCGAGCGAGCCGGGTTCCGAACGGTCACGCATGTCCATGATGAGATCGTTACAGAGACTACTGGCGGATTGACCGTAGAGAGACTATCCTCGCTCATGTGCGACCTACCGGACTGGGCAGAGGGACTGCCGGTCGAGGCGGCCGGTTACACGACACAGAGATACCGGAAGGACTGACCATGAACTACCCCGCACATCCTGACGACACACTGGTCGAACGCTTCGTTCGTCCGCGCCCGCGAACCTGCTGGGCCATCAAGATCGAGGAGCGCTCCATCGAAGCGGCCCGCACTGTCGCCCGTCGTTACGGTGTCAGCCTCCGCGACCCCGAGTTCTTCTACGGGCAGTGGATGGTGATCTGGCCCGACAAGAACGTCGAGTTCTACTCCGACAAGGACCTGGACGCCACCTTCGAGACGGAGCACCTCTGATGCATCTCCCATTCGCCGTGGACCGCTTCATCGCCGTCCTGGAGGATAACTACAATCTCGCTACCACTGATGCCGGGCGTGATCAGGTCGTCGCAGACGCCTGCCGACTGTGGGCCATCTGGCAGCCTGTGCCGCCCGCATCCGCCGCGATCTCACAGTGGATCAACGAACACAAGAAGGAGAATCGATGAAGTTCAAGACACAACCTCAGGCCCTCGGCTCACTCAAGATCGGTGAGAAGGTGCTCATGCCCGTCGAGCTGGCCGCTACTCTCATCGACATCGAGCCGCCCAACGACAAGGGGCTGTGCAAGGTGACCTGGGAGTTCCCCGAGGTCAACGTCCGTTTCCACACGTACAGTACTCGGTACACATCGGTGAACAAGGTGACCGGAAAGGAGGAGACCGATGAGTGAGCGCATCCTGGCTGTCGATGCCGGAGTCTCCACGGGTTGGGTCCTGGGTCAGCAGCCCAGCAATCCGTACGACGAGGGCTCGGAGATTCTCGACTTCGGTCAGTTCCGCAGCGAGCGCTGGGAGGAGACGGTCACCGAGCTCCTGACCAAGCTCACCAGCGAGCCGACCACCCTCGTCATCGAGCAGTTCGACCTCCGACCCAACAACAAGTTCCGCGCGGACCTCACCACCGTCAAGGTCAACAGCACCCTGTCGTACTGCGCCACCGCATGGAACCCGAATGCTCGAATCGTCTGGCAGACCCCCGGGCAGGCCAAGGGAGTCATCACCGACAAGACGCTCAAGGCCCTGGGTTTCTGGCCCACAGGCAAGCATGTCGGTTGTCCTGACGCCGACGACGTGCGGGATGCTGCACGCCACTTCTACTACTACTCGATCAAGACATGCCACGATGCCAGTCTGGCCGCACGAATGGGAGGTCGTCATGTCAACGCCGATTGATTGGTTCCAGGAGATTTGCGATGAGCAGCTCGGAGTCGCTGCCGGGCAGGAGCACACCGACATCGACGACAAGCCGTTCATGTACCGGTACGACTTCTGCGTCAGTAACACGCCCTGTGTGATCGCTATCCACTACAGGGGCGACACGCTCGTCGGATGCGTTCAGCACAACGGCTACACCTTCTTCCGCAAGACGCGCTGTGTCTCAGCGAGCGATGTACGCCAGATGCTCACCCAGATTCGCACGATCGTCTACGCGGTGAATGAGCCGGCTTTCTATCTGACTGAGGATTGCACGGGCCCGGGCTACGACTACGTCGGGACCTGGGACGCTCGACAGGGGGGCTCGCAGATCGAGGACTACTTCCGCATCAACGAGTATGGTGCTGTGTGTGTAGGCTCGAACTACACCCGAATGCCGCTGGAGCAGATGGCGCCTGTCGAGGAGAAGCCCGACGTCGTGAACGCCCCGAAGCACTATGCGTGGCTGGGTAACGCACTGGCCGAGCAGGTCGAGAACGTCGGCGATGTCGAGGTCTTCCATGTGCTCATGGCCGCCTTCAACAAGGACCCGCTTCTGTGGCAAGTTGGCAAGTACTTGCTCCGGGCTGGCCGCAAGGACGACAGGAAGCAGGACCTGAAGAAGGCGAGGTGGTACCTGGACAAGGCCATCAAGTGCTGATATCTTCCTAGTTTGCATGAGAAGACCCTCGGTTGCCGCCGGGGGTCTTCTTGTCACTCTTCGTCGAGCTCGGCCTCAAGCTCAGTGACGCGCTTGTGAAGCCGGGTCAGTTCATCCGTGTACTGCTTGAGCAGGGAATCCTTGGCCTTGATGATCTCAGCCCAGGTCTCAGTGTCCTGCTTAGACCTCTGGAGTTCGGACTCCCGAATGCCCCGCTTCCTGTCGGCCAAGACCTTCATGATCTGTGGGATGGAAGCAGCAAGGGCTGTGGTGAGCGCAATAATCGATGTAATTGTGGCGCTCACCTCAGGGCCTCCGCTCGATCGCATCCTTCGCGTCCTGGACTGAACGGGCACGTTTCACAGCAGAGTGGAGGACGTTCCACCGTGCAACCAGGAAGAACCACAGAGCCCACAGAAGGAGCGCATGGGGTCGGGACCCGGGGCCGTTCAGGGCTATGATACCGCTGGCCGCCATGAAGCCCAGGAGCGGCGTGAGAGCCACGTACTCGAACTGCGACATGCGCCGTAGGACGAATAACATAGCGCACAGAGCAGTGACGAAAATCCCCAGGAACAGCATCATGTGGTAGTGCACCGCGAGCTCGGGAATGTCCATGAAGTGCCGAGGGCCGTGGAGTCGCGAGATGGCGTAGGCCGACAGGGAGCCGTACGACAGGGCGCGAGAGAACCGGTCGAGGTGACGCTGCCACGGCGGGGCGGAGACGTAGGCGCTCATTTGACCCACCCATAGATGACGTAGTTCGTCGTGATGAGGTGGCCGACGATGCCGCGGGGGACGATGATCCGGATCCGTTTGATTGTGCCGTCCTTCTCGGAGAACTGATGCCAGTTGTTGTTGTCCGCACTGAAAGCGCCAGGCCACTCTTCCGCGTTGCCATTGGTGATCAGCGTCACCGCAACACCGGTGTAGGTGTTCTTCAGTGGCAGATAGGCGAAGGCGGAGTCCGTGGTCTGGTCGTTGCCATAGTAGGACCACTCAGTGATCCTCAGGACGGAGACGCCCATCTCCTGTCGGAACTTCGATTCCTCGCCCTGCTTGCCCCACAGAATCCTGCCATAGCAGGGCGTAGCGGGGGTGAAGGTCTCGTTGCCATTCACCATCCAGGAGGCGATTGAATCGCCGTTCATCTTCCAGCCGGCGCCGTCCCACGTGATGAACTTGCCGTTGTTCTTCAGGTAGAAGAGGAACGGGTTGTCGGTGGTCGGCTTGAGACCCGTGCGTTCCAGCTCCATGCGCTTGGTCGTGGCGCCCTGGATGTTGGTCACACAGTAGACCCCGTTGTACCGGAGGTTCTGGATAGCGTTCGACACGGAGTTCATGCCCAGGTTGAGGAAGTTCTCCCAGGTGTTGACCGTGTCGTCCGCGGAGTACTTGTAGACCCCGTTGCTGTCTATGGCTCCCATGTAAGACCCTCCACGAACTCTTTGCTTAGATAGCCCGAGTCTATCGCTTCCTTGCGGGTAATCTCCGCGCGGGTGACGTTGCCCCCAGGAATCCGACGGGCCGCTTTGACTTGCCAGGAGAACCAGGTGCCTGCTTCGCCCTCGACCTCGAACTCACCGCCCTCGACAGGGCCGAGGACCTTCACACCATTCGAGGTGAATACGGAGACCGGGACGTCCGACCGGTGAAGGGGTTCGAAGTAGTCGGGCAGGGACACGGTCATACGACCGGACTCCGGAAGAGTCTCGTTGCCCCAGTACTCGATACCGTCATGCGGGGACTCGGTGCACCCGTGGACGAGAATCTTCTCCTTGTCGAGCGGGTGGGCCTCCACGAAGGTCTTCGGCTGGTTGGCGTGGAAGCCCCCACTCACGGTCAGCCCGTCGAGGAAGTTCCCCTTGCCGCTGAAATGGACGGCCTTACCCGCTTGAAAGTTGAGAACCCCCTTCGTGATGAAGTACGAGTTCGTGGGCGACATGGAGAGGTGCCAACCTCGGATTCGGTTCGAGTCGTAACTGCCCTCGACGAGGAATGTGTGCTTCGACAGGTTGAGCTGTGCGAGGTCCTTTTCGTTCGCGTTGAAGTCCAAGGCGTTGATGCGCAAGCCGTCATTCATGGCCGAGATACGAGAACACTGCCCCGGATACCCACCGTAAGGAGTGAGCTCAATACGACCCGGCGTAAGTTGCGTACCGACACGGAGGGTATCGCCGAAGGTGTGGTAGAGATTCACCAACGGGGTCCTGGACCAGATGCCGATAGCCATCTGCGGTTTGTCGGTCTCGGGGTCATACGCGAGCAGACCGGAAATGCGTCCGTTGATAGATTGCTTGCTGTCGATGACCGGCAGGTTGGATCCCGTACCGAAGCGAATATTCTGTCTTGTCTTCTCGGGGTCGAGCAGGAAGTCACCGCCGATGAACCGCCCACCGATGAAGGTCTGACCCTTCAAGGTGTCGGAGTCGATCAGCGAGGCGTTCAAGGTACCGGTGACGATCTTGTTCGCGTCCAAAGACGCGACCACGCCACTGTCCGCAGTGATGGTGCCTGCTGCGAGCTTAGCCGCAGTGATCGAACCTGCGGCGATACGCTGGCCGTTCAGCAGACCCGTCGTGATGGTACCTGCGTCGAGGCTTCCAATCACTCCGGACTCAACGGTGATGGTACCGGCCTGAAGCTTGTCCGCGGATATCGAGCCCGCAGCAATGTGTGCTCCGCGAATCGTGTTCGCTTCGATGAGCTCGCCGGTGATCTTGTTGGCGACGATAGACTTCGCCTGAATGATCCCGGCCCAGATCGTGTCGGCTACAACCTTCTGAATCTGAGCCGTGCCCGCCGTGAGCTTACCGACATCGAGGGTGGAGATCATACCGTCGGTCAAGCGCTGCTGGATCCATTCCAGCCCGCTCCAGCGGTACTCGACAAGGATGGAGCCCGTCTTGGGTTCACGGCCACGCGCCGTGTCGCCCGGGTTGTACCCGCGAAGAGGCGGGAAGCCAGCGCCATCGTAGTAGAAGACACGCCCGCCGTCCTGTCGTACCATCTCCAGGATGTCGTTACGGAGCTTGTCCGCACGCTTGGCGATATTGAACGCCTCGGGATCTTGTTTCGGATCGACCTCGACCCACTCCGAGCCATTGTGCCCATGAACAAGCTGCGAGCCATGAGCGGATGGATTCCAGCCCGGGAACAGGTCAGAGCCTGGCGTCGTTCGATTGCCAGGCCAAGTGATGTACTCGTAAGAACCCATGTCACTTCGCCCGGATGATGTAGTTCAGAACCGTGTACGGGGGCATGTTGTTGTGCGGGTTGTTCGCACCGACGGGCTGAGCCTTCAGCTCGCCCATAGAACCGCCAGCAGTACCGGAGGCGATATTCCATTGGGTACCCCCGGAGACGTTCGATCCCCAGATACCCATATCACCCCAGTTAGCCACCGAAGGGTTACCGAGCTTGTGCTCGTGGGACGGCATCTCCGCAACGGTCAGAGTATGAGTGATCTCGCCGCCCTTGTTGTTCAGATTTCGGAACACTGAATTGGTTTCATCGCGACCGACAAGAACCATACCCTGAAGGTTGGGCAGCACGAAGTTGCCTCCTTCCTCAGGACCGTAAAGGTTACGGCACACCGAGTAGAGCTGGGGGTACTGGGACTTGTTGACTTTGCGCCCATCGCACAAGAAATAATTCTCCGGAACCTGCACCCCGACCCAGGCGAATACCGCGCCGACAGGGACGGTGGGCCCATTGGTGAAAGGCCGGAGGAAGTATTTCTCCAGCTTGATCAGGAACTCGTTGCCATCGATGTAGGTCTTCAGCGTGTTGATGGCGTCCTGGACGGCCTTCACCTCTGTGGACTTAGCGAAGGTGGATTGTGCGGAGTTCCAATGATCCGCGTCGTTCTTCAAGGCCTGTGTAGCGTCAGCTTGAGCCTTGACCACAGCAGTCTTGTTCTCGGCTGCGGACGCAACCGCCGCCTCAGCATTCTTGGACGCTGCGACAACGCCATCTTCGACCTTGTTCAACTTGACAGCGGTGATGGGCGTGGCCTGAGCACCCTCGCCGTCAACCCAGTTCGCGTTCCGTTCGTAAGGCATTAGTCTTCCTTCCCCGCCTTCCTCATGCGGAACAGTTTACCGTCGGGAGACATCCATACAGAAGTATTAACGACGCCCTTCGACGGCGGGTAGGGGGAAGTGAGCACCTGGCCTTCGATACGGCGGAACGTATCAGCGACGCCCTGGCTGGCCTGGGCGAGCCTGGCCTGGAGGTTGTCGTTGTTCGTCATTTCAACGCCCATGAGCCAGACGTTGTTCGCCAGTGACGACAGGCCGTCGATCCAGGGAACCACCACGTTCTCACGATTGTTGGGGTCGTAGGCCGCGATGATGGTCGTCTTGAAGATGTGCGACTGCCCGTCCGGGGGAACCACGAAGATGTTCGGACTCGGGTTGACGTTGCGCTTCCACGCGTTGTCGGAGTAGAAGTCGAAGCCCACCTGGAACTGCGCGGTCTGGGTGGACTCATTCCTCAGCGAGAATGCGAACGTGTACGTGTCATTCTTCGTGGCACGCTTCACCTTCGGCGGAAGGATCAGCAGACGCCTGGCCCCGCCCGACGTGTCGCCGCCGACCCAGTGGTAGCGCCCCGGGTAATCAGTCTCGATTCGCCAGTTCGACGGTGTTGTAGCAGTGGTCCAGGCGACAGGGAACGTGGCGTCGAGGATGTCCGAGGTGCCCGAGCGGAGACGTTCCAGTGCAGCACGGTCCTCATCCGACATGGAGGTCTTGGGTGTGACGTCCACGAAGTCTTGGCGGGACTGGTCGTAGGAGTACATCCGGTAGCCATCGTCCGTGTCGAACCACAGGTCACCTTGCTTACGTCCAGCGAGCGGCGGCTTGTCCGGCCGGTAGAAGATGGTGTTCTTACCGTCCGCACTCTTCTGCGCCTGCTCCGCAGCGAGCTTGGCGGCCGTCGCCATATCCTCCAAGCCCTGCGCCTTCTTCAGCGCCTGGTTCGCCTCGGTCTGCGCCTGGGCTGCCTTCTTAGCAGCCTCGACGATGTCCGGATCCTTGATCGGCACCCACTTGTCAGTGGTCTTGTCATAGCGGTAAGGTTCGTTCTTCCCGTCCGCAGTGTTGATCCACAGGTTGCCCTCGACACGGTCGGCCCCAGCGGGCTCGGTCGGCGAGACGATCACACGACCATCACTACCGGCCTTCTCCTTGATGTCCTTAATCTGCTTCTCAAGATCGGCCTTGGTCTTGTCGTACTTCTTGTCCGCCTCATCTGCGCGCTTCTGAAGCTGAACAACGCCGTTGTGAGCCTCCTCCAGGTTGTCCGACAGGGACTTGGAGAGGTTCTTCAGATCAACGGCACCCTCACCCAACGTGCCCGTACCGTAGGTCTGCCTGACCCACTTCCCGGCCATGTCGAGCTTGAAGTTCTCGGCCTTGTCGCCGACGCGCTTCATGGAGGCCTGCTCCCAGCGCCAGATCTCGGTGACGTTGTTCTTGTCTCCGACGTAGACGTACCAGACCGCATTAGGGTGAAGCGGGTAGTCCGGCTTCTCCTTCTGCACACCTGGGGTGCGGTTCACCGGCGGGCGAGTGGACCAGGTCACCGCGTCCTGGGCGAGGCGCGACACGCGCTCGATGGACTCGTTGTCCGCGAGCTTGTCACGCATCTGCGCGATCTCACCGGCCATAGGCGCCCAGCGGTTCGCAGCATGGTTCGCGGAGACGATAGCGTCGCTGGTTCGCTGCTCCAGCTTGTTGATCTTCCGCTCGATGGCGCAGGTCCAGGACTGCGTCTGCTTCGAGACGTTCGGTGCGGGGTACAGGTGACCCTCGTAGTCCCGGCTCATAGAATCCCCTTGTCGCTGATCTGCTGAAGCGTCTGACCACCACCGGAAAGCATCCGAACCTTCGGGTACACGCGCTGGACGTCACCTAAGGTTGTATCTCTGGCGGAGGTCAACTGAGCATTATTATCCGACAGGGAGGCGTTCGATACACGCCACCAGTGTCCGTCCTGCTTGTATCGGACCCCCGCAAGGCGGCCGAAGACCTGGCGCTCGCCGTTGGCCTCAGTATCTCGAAGCGGATTGGCGCCCTGCCATGTGGAGTTCAAGGCGTGCCCGCTGTACTGGTCCGCGGCCCACTGAGCAGCGTGGTAGGCCTGAGTGCGCGTGGTGATGCACTGATTGTCGATCGTCTGCTCCTCGTCCGTCCCGGGTGTTCCGGTGTGGAAGGGAATCGTCTCGATATCGACGTAAGTGCCGTTCTCCCCGAGCAGGAAGAGGCCGTTGTAGTCGGTCTTCCCGTCGGACTCGCAGATGCGGTAGGGACTGAGCTCGTCGAACAGCATGCCGGTGACGATGACATCGACAGAGCGCTTGTCCTTGTTGAGGCGCACCTCAAGGCCCCCGCCCATGTCGTACCACTGAGCAGGAGTGATCGCCTTGTTGTCCTTGCCGACAACCATATAGATACCATTCGGCGTGTTCTGGTTGTCCACTAGCGGGGCCTTATTCACAACCGGAATCGCCATCACCTGACGGGGCTGCCGCACTGAGGACACCTCGCAGGGGAGCTGGAGCGTGGTTACCGTCTGCTCCCCAGCATTCACCGTGATCACGGGTGTGTCGGTCTGCCCGAACGTCGTCTTGGCGTCCGGGTAGAGCAAGGGCGCCGGAGGCCAGATCACGTCGTGCCTAAAGGCGCGGCGGTGGTAGACGTTCACATCGATGTTCTTCACCTTCTGCGAAGAACTCATCGTGTGGTTGTAGCCGGAGACAACGTCGTTCACGTACATGATCCGATTGCGAAGTGGCTGGAACCGGAGTCTGCCGACCTCCCACGACATGTCAATCTCGTTGGCACTGAGCCACTGCTTCATAGCCTGCCAGACGACAACCCGCTGAGTAGGAACGTCGTACTTCTCCTTCAACAGCGACTTGTCGATCTCCAGGATGTACTGCGAGCGCTTGATCCCAACAGCGTTGAAGAACATCTCGATAACGGCCTCAATCGGCTGCTGAGTCATGCTGGGGATGGTGCCCGCCTGGACGAGCGCCGATAGGGGGGAGCCTCCAGTGAGAGTCCACCCCGACTCGGAGCCCTCGATGTCGGTGATGCGGAACTCGGTCGAGCCGTACTCGTTCGAGATCACAGTCATGCTCTGACCGAGCATCGTCATAAGGTTCGGCTGGTACCCGATGCCCTGCACCTGCAACTGGGGAACCCCGGTGTCCGAGGCGCCCCTGTCGAGCGACGTAGCATCCTCAGCAACTGACCAGGAGGAGACTGTGGAGTTGTCTACCCCAGTGAACCTCACAGCCACGGCCAGACCTCCTTCACCGAGAACTCAACCTTGTGGAATCGCTTGTTGGACTCGATCTGAATCGAACCGGGATCGACCATCATCGACGTGAACCCCATCGGCGGAGCGTAGGACGTGATGTCCGGACCTGCACTGAGACGATTCATCATCGTGGAGTTCTTCACATGCAGGTCGCACACGAGAATCTGAGTGTCGGGGGTCCAGGCGTCCTGGTCGATGTGCAGCCAAGGTCCGGCTTTCACAGCGTCTGCGGGTACGGTCCACCCGCCGGACCACTGAGCCCAGCCATCGCCGAGCTCCTCGCGCTTCTGGAGACCGACATCGGTGAGCCCCGAGGTGCCATTCGCTCTGAGATACCTCACACCGCCCTTGAAAGTCTTTGATCCCTTGAGGACCTTGGCCTTCACCTCGATGTCGATCCTGTCCCCACCCTTCAGAGCCGAGTAGTACTCCTCTGGAATGTAATGGTCCCGAACATTCAGCAGTCTGGCATTGCCAACAGGGGCGCGCTCGCTCGTGCCCTCACCAATCAGCACACCCCCGGGGATCATTTCTGGGTTGGTGAACAGTGACCATGGAGCATGAGGGTCGAGGTCCGAATAACCGGATCCAGCATCGAGCACTCCCCGGACCCAATGCAGAAGGCCCGATCCGTTAGCCTCTGCGGGCTTGATCGTGATAGTCGCACGCTGAACCGTGTCCGTATCGTTCGGCACGATCTTCGTCTCATATGGGGGCAATGGAGAGCCGTCCTTGAACACGAACTTCTGCGTGTCGTCCCCGACGGTCTGCACGTAGAAGGTGTAGCCCGGCGGAATCAATATGGTTTCCGTGTAGGAGGCCGGAGCTGTCGTAGCCTTACCTGTCATCCGCAGCGCGTACTCAGGACCCGTGCCAGAGCGAGTGTCCATCTGGGCGAGCACCGTGCCGTCCTTCGCGAAGGCGATAGGCGACAGGGTGTCCACCAGGAGGAACGGCTTCCCAAGGAAAGGCGACAAGACGTTGAGGTCCGGCCTGTTCAGGCAATCCACGTACCGAATAGGGTTCGAGCCCGCTGTCGAGATCAGGTCCATGAGTGCCACGTAGTCCGCCGGAGCCATCACGTTCCAGGAGAGCTTGTACGCCTTCGCAGCGTATCGAGACGGGGTCATCCCATTCGCCCCGTTAACGAGCTGGGTGACCTGCCCCCAAGGTGTCGCTTGAATAGCGGCATCCTTGGCCGGAGCCGGAAGAACAAGATTCTTGTCCCCGACCCCGAGCACGCATCGGTTATCCAGGACTGCCATCAGTACGACCCCCTCTGTCCGTTAACCGCATTGTATCGGTTAACGGATGTGGAGATCACGCGCCCGTCGAGTGTGATCATGCTCGACATGGACCGGGCGAGCGCCGCGATGGTCCGAGAGGAGAGGTCCACTCCGCCGCGCGGAATCCCGCCGCCGGAGTACGACACGGACGGGGCGTAGCGCCTAGCATTGATCGCGTCGAACATCCCGGAGCCGTAGGTCTCCACGGCGCTCCGGTTGATGACGTACTCCCCGCTGCGGATCGCGAACAAGGACCCTGTCGGGTTCATCGCGAGCAGATTGTCCGTGTGGTAGTTCCCACCTGGGTTGCCCGGGATCATCCCGCCTGCGGGGCCGCCCCCGGCGAACCCGGTGATCGGTGCACCCAGAGCGATTCCGACACGGGACCGGATCGGACCACCGTTGGCATAAGCCGGAATCTGACCACCGTTGTGGAACCAGGACTTGACCGTGTTCCAGGCCGAGCCGACCTGCTGCGCGACGAACTGGACCGTGCGCGTGGTAGCCAGTTGGGTGAAGGCATTCATGACTCCCCAGTAGGAACCCTCATCCTTCTTCGCTTTGAAATAGGCCTCCCTGTCCTCGGCGGCCTTATTCAGGGCCTCAGTGACGGAGCGTTTCTTGCTCTCGTTCGTCTTAGGCTCGTACTCCGCATCACGATCCTCGGCAGTCTCGTCGAGCTCCTTGTTGGTGTTGTTCTTATCGCCCTCGTTGACGTCCGGCTTGTACTCGGCCTCCCGAGGCTCACCGGTCTCGTCGAGCTCCTCTTTGGTCCCCTGGTTATCCCCCTCGTTGACCTCAGGTTTGTACTCGACATCCTGATCCGCCCCAGCGGCATTCAGCTGCTCCAGCGCGGTGTTGTACGTCTCGTCATCGACATCGGAGTTGTAGTTCGCCGTGCGTTCCTGAGACAGGGCGTCGAGGTCCTCCTGAGTGAGGCCGAACATCTCCGAGTTGATCTCGGGGAGGTACTGCTTGTTCTCTGGCTTGGCGAGCTCTTCGAGGTAGTTCTTGGTCTCGTCGAACTCCTCGTTTGCAGCGGTCGGAATGTACCGCTTGTACATGTCGAAGGCGATTTCCTTCGCCTCCGCGTTAAACCGGGCCTTACCAGTCTCGTCCATCTCCGGGATGTACTGGACAGGGCGACCCTCAGCATTCGCTTTGTCGCCATTGGCCAAGGCGTCAAGTTCTTCCAAGACGAAACTCTTGGCGTCGCGAACGACATCGGGCTTGTACTCCGCCTCACGGGGTTCGGCCATGTCATCGAGAGCCCCACCGGTCTCCGCGGCGGAAGGCTCATCGAGCTCGGTCGGAATCTCCGCCGGGCCGTAGTCGCCGTTGGCGACATCCTCGATGGCCTGCTGAGTCGCCGCAGCAGTGCCGTTGTCGGTGACGCTCTCCTCGACAGAGCGGGGGACGCTCTGAATCGTGGATGCCAGGCTGTCGAACCCACCGGCCAGCTCGGTGACCTCACCGCGGTTGAAGCCCATCTGAACCGCCTGGTTGATGAACTCCTCCTTGAGTTGGCGCGCGTAAGCCGCGACCTGCTCGTTCGAGGCACCTGTGGCGGCGTAGGCCTCGATCATCTCCATCATGGTGGACTGCAACTGCTTGAGTGCAGCCCTGTTCTCGATGGCGGCCTGCGTGTAGCCCTTGAGGGCGAACATGCCCTTCTGGGCCTCAGCGATCTCCTTCTCCTTGTCAGCGATCTGGGAGCGAGTGTCGTTGATGTTCTTGTTCGCCTTGTCAATGTCAGTCTGAGTGGACTGAATACGCTCCTTGTCGCCGTACTTCTTCGCGATCTCGTTGAAGTACTTGGCGTCGCGGAGTTCCTGCTGCTGCTCCGACAGGGTGGTGTTGAGGTCCTCGATCGACTTCTTGGCGTCCGCGATGGTCTTGCGAGCGTCCTCGATCTTCTTCCGCATCGTGTTGAGCTGCGAGTGGTAGTTGTCCTTCGCAGAACGGGACTTCCACCACTTCTCCATACTCTCCTTCATCGCGGTGGAGAGGCGCGACAGGAAGTCCTTGAAGAGCTCGGCAGGCGACTTCTCCTTCTGCTTCGACTTGGAAGAGCCGCCAGTAGGCGTATGAGACCTGGGTGTGTGAGACCGAGGCGTGTGAGACCGAGGCGTGGAGGACCTGCGAGGAGTGTGCGAACGGGGTGTGTGACCACCGCCACCGCCTCCGCCACCACCGCCGCCACGGGACTTGCGGGGCGTCGGCTGGTAGCGGCCCATGGCGGACTGGAACGCGGCCTTCGCGTTGCCCGCACCCTTACCCTTCTTGGTGAGCTGACCGCCGATCTTGCCCACCGCAGCACCGGTCTTGGCGCCCGCGAGCATCGCCTTGGCGAGCGACAGGCGCTGAATGATCTGCCCGACAACGGAGTCGGTCTCGACCTTCATGTTCTTCAGATCGACCTTGAGTCCATTGTAGTTGACCCCGGGGCCATTGATGTTCTTGGAGATGATCTGCCAGAGAACGCCCATGTCCTGGTCAGAGACGCTCAACATCTTCTGGAGGTCGGAGAACGTCGTCGAGCCGTCGATGTTCGCGCCAGGGATCGTCTGGTTGAAGACGTTGTAGATATCTGACATCCCCTGCTCGCTGATACCCAGCTGCTCCTGAACACTCGACAGTGTGGCGGTGGGGTCGATCGAGATTCCGGGGACCGTCTGGTCGGTGGTGGCAGCAACCCCATCAACTCCCTGCTGGGCCACCTGCTGGGCTTGGTCAACCCCTTGCTGGGTCGGAGTGTTGTCCACCTGCGGGCCGGGCAGCGTCTGACCAAGCATGGCCCCGACGTTGTTCATGGCCTGCTGAACCTGCGAAGTGTCAATGCCCTGCTGGCCGATCTGGTCGATGGCGGCCTGCACATAGTCCTGCACGTACTTCTGGGCCTCGGCACCGGTCAGACCCAGGTTCTGAGCGACCTGCATGGCGTTCTCCGCCACGGCCTTCAGGTAGGTCTGAAGGTTCTGAAGGTTCTGCCTACCGCCCTCAGTCGTGGTGTTGATCACATTGCCGTTGTCCTGGAGGCCCTGGTTGAACTTGTCCAGGGCGTCGAACATGGCGGCCTCGGCGTTCTCGAACCCGAAGGCCCTGTCGATCGCCGAGTCCACTGCGGACTTCCACTTGTCCCAGGCCTCAGCGGCCTTGTCGGCGGCACTGGCATTGCCGTCCGCGGCATCGCCCATTCCCTGGAGCGCGCCGTTGGCCTCATCCGCCGACAGGCCGAGACCCTGGAGAATCTGCTTCTGGGCGTCCTGAGAACCCATGGCCTGCGAGACGGCGGCACCGACACCGTCGTTGGCATCCTGAAGACCCTTCAGAGCGTTGATTTGGTTATTGATTGCGTTCGTCTGGTCATCAGTGGCCTTGGTGTGGGCCTTACCACCCGCCTGCATGTTGGGGTCCTTGAAGGTCTGCGACTGAGCAGCATCGAGGTCAGCTTTCTTCTGGTTCAGCTGGTCGATGAAACCCTGCACATACGCAGAGGCAGCGCCCTGACCCTCTGTCGCAGCCTTCCTGGCGTACTCACCCCAGTCGAAGCCGAGCTCCTTCAGGCCGTTGAGTTGGTCACCGGTGAGCTTCTTGAAGCCCTCAGACCCGGCGATCGCGTTGCGAATGAGCTCAGCGGTGTTCTTACCGATCTGGAGCGTGGTGTAGCCCATCTGCTGGGCGACCTCGCGCGTGGCCCGGACGATCTCGCCCTGGGCGTTCACGAAGTAGTAGGACTTCTCTGATGCACTCTTGTACGCGTCCCCAGCCCCATCAGCGGAGATCATCAGCTCGCCGAGGCTGCGCTGCGAGCCGTTGGCGATGTCCTGTGTGTCAGCGAGGACGGCCTTCTGGACCTCCGCGGCACCGCCCATGGCCGACAGCATCTCCGCTCCGGCCTTCTGGGCCTTCTCAGCGGCGATCTCCTCAGCATTGGCGATCTGGTTGTAGCCCTCAGCAATCGCGGGCAGTGCCGACAGGGCGAGGGAAGCCCAACCGGCCGGACCGAGCGAAGCGAAGAAACCTTTCACTGCGGTCCCAGCGGCCGCCATAGCCCCGGAGACGGCCGAAATACCGGTCCCCAGGGCTCGGGTAGCCGCGGTGGACGCGGAGGCCGCAGAGGTGGCTACGCTGCGTGCGGCGCCCAGGCTCTCCTGAGCAGCCGTCTCGGCCTTGATGGCTGTCGTAGCCGCGTTGTGGGCTGCGGCCTCGGAAGCGGTGGCTCCTGCCGACATGGCCGATGTGCCCGCGGTGCTCCCAGTGAGTCGCTGCTGGGCGACCTCGGCCTGAGCGGCCTTCACTCGGGCGTACAGAGCGGGCTGCTCGGCGAGGGCCGTGTTGGCCTGCTGGATGGCCTTAGCGATGTTGCTCCAGGACAGCTGCCCGGAGAGACCCGCCTCGACCATGTTCTTGCGGACCTGCATCATCGAGGAGGCGACCGACAGGACCCCGGCCTGGAGGAGCTTGGCCCCGGTCTGGAGGGCGACGAAGATCGTCACTCCCCCGGCGAAGGCCGCGATGACCCGCCCGACCGGAGTCTCCCCCAGGCTCGACAAGGCGTTGGCAAGGGCCTGGACACCGTCTAGGATCAGCTTCAGCGGAGCTAGGAACGGCTCGCCGAAGGAGGCCATCATGTTCTCCAGCGCGTTCTTGGTCTGCGAGATGGTCTCGGCCATGGTGGCGTTCAGCTTCTCCATGGACTGCTCCAGGAAGCCGGTGTTCGATCCGGCCTCCGCGGAGTTATCCATGGTCTCCTTGAGCAGGTCGAAGTTCACCGCGAGGCGCTTCACGAGCTCGATGTCGCGGGTGGACTTCAGACCGATGTCGGAGAGCATCTGAGTCATCTCCACACCGTTCCCAGCCTTGGAAATGGACTCGATGAGCTGGTTGAAGAACTTCGAGGGGTCGTTCTTCCAGAGCTCCAGGGCCTCCTCGTTGGAGATGTGCATCTGCTGGGCGAAGTCGGCCATGCCCTCAGCGCCCTGGGCCGCGGCCTTGTTGAAGTTCCCGAAGATGCGCTGGAGCGAACCGCGGGCCCACTCGGCCTTCACACCAACAGAGGTCAGCGCCGTGGCGTAGGCAAGGGTGGCGTCCTGCCCGATGCCTGCCGACACGGTGGTGGTCGAGATGCTGTTCGCCATCGTGAGGATCTCGTCCTCAGTAGCGACCGCTTTCGCACCGAGCTCGGCAACCTGGGAGGCCATCTGCTCGTAGGCCTTGTCGCCGCCGTTCAACGCCATCCCGGCCTGGCTGAACGTGTTGATCAATCGACCGAAATCTTCGGAGGCCTTCTCGGTCGTGGTGCCGGTCACCATGGAGAACTCTGCGACAGCGCGGGTGAAGTCCCCAAGCTTCTCCGCAGGAATGTTCATCTGAGCACCGAGCGTGCCAATCTGCGAGAGCTCGGAGAACGACTTGCTGATGTCGGTGGACATCTGCCTGTACTGGTCACGGAGGGCCTGAAGCGCCCCGCTGGTCTGATCCAGCTGGGTCGTACGGGCGATGTCCGCGAAGGCACGGTCCTGGTCGGCTGCGGCCTTGACAACCGAGGTGGCGAGCGCCGTCACACCGGCGGCCAGCACCGTCAGGTTGTTACGGACCTCCTGCGAGGCGAACCTCATATTCTCCAACGAGTGGATGTGCGCGGTGTTCGCCTGCACGGCCTCATGAGCGGCTGCGACAGAGGCCCGGAGGGCGGCGGCCCGGTCCTGCTCAGCAGCAGCCTCCAGCTTCGCAGCCGCGCGGCCAGTGTCCACAGCGGCCTGGTTGGTCTGGATCGCGGACTGGTTGGCGGCCTTGCGGTACTGCGCGGCGTAGGCCTTGTCAGTGACGTCGGCGAGCTTCTGCTCCGCATCGATGACCCGCTGGAGGGCAGCGACACGCTCGGAGGCCCCGGCAGTCGTGGCCGCAGTGGCCTTCTGCTCAGTGACGGCCTGCTCAAGAGCGGCCTCCCTGGCCTGCTTGCGGACCTCGTTGAGCTGGCGCTGGGCTTCGATCTCCGTCTTGGAGCGGCCGCCCAAGTTGTTGTCGATCCCGGAGGTCCTCGACATGCCCTGCATATCGGTGCCGAGCTGCCTGGCGACACGGGCCATACGCTCGTAAAGGGCGACCTGCTCTTTGAGCGCGGAGACCTGCTTGCTGTCGGCGATGGTGGCGTTGTTGAGGGCCTGCGACATGCCCTCGATGGCGCTCGTGGTGGCCTTGATGGTCGAGGAGACATCGGTCCGTCCGAGGGCCTGCGAAGCGGCGGTCAGGTCCTTGGTGAGCTTGGCGGCCTGCTGGTAGACCTGGATGTTGGTGGACATCGCCTTCGCGTCAGACGAAGACATGATGTTCTTGTCCATCCAGGAGCCGCCACGGCTCGCCTGTGTGAGCGACTTCATGGCGGCGCCCATCGCACCGACCGCATTGACGGCCTGTGCGGCGGAGGACTGGATTTTAGAGGAGCCCTGGATGAAACCGGAAGCGTCGAGTTCAACCTCGTACGAGAGCTTCGACTGGTCGGCCACTGTCGTCCCCTTAATAGAAAACCCGGATTGATACTGCTAAGAATATCAATCCGGGTTTCATAGCCTCGTGTCAGGTCGGGACGGAGGCCATGGCCTCCCATGGAGTCGGCAGGGGCTCGAACTCGCCGGTCTCATCGTAGGAGACTCCGACAGGAACGGCGATCTTAGTCACACCGGGCTGCTTCCGCTCCTTGCGGCGCTCCCTGTCCGCCTCGTCCTTCTCCAAGGTCTCGCATCCGTAGCAGATGGTGTCCTGGATGTCGAACTGAACTCTGTTGTCAGTGGTTCGTCCATACCAGACCGGGGTCCCGCACTTGGGGCAGCAGGAGTCGGTGTAGTACTGCCAGGCCATCTCCAGGCGGACGTCGAGCTCGTTCCTGAAGTCCTGCGGCAGGGGCTCGCGCCTCCAGTCGTTATCGATCTCGTCCCAGACCGGGACGGATCTGCTGTACCTGCCGACAGAGGGGAGGTAGAGCGTTGGCGGAAGGTGCGAGTGCCAGGCGGTCTTCAGGGCGATGACGAACTTCTGGTTACTCTTCCTCGTCAGTGATGGCCCAACGAAACGTGGGGTCGGCCATCACCTGCTCAAGAGCCGCAGTGGCAACCTGCGTCTTGTCGAAGCTCTCGATGAGCTTGACCCACTCGGCCTCAGGGAGACGCTGACGCATCTTGGCAGCCTCGCGGGAAGTCAAGCCCTTCTTGGACTTGCCTCCGGACTTGATACCGATCACGGAGTGCGACAGGTAGTGCTCGTAGGCGATCTGCTGCCGGGTCTCACGAAGCTCGTTGGTCTCATCAGCGGTAGCGTTCTTCTTGATCGGAACGGTCGCCACGATGTGGTTGCGGATGGCGGAGATCTCAGCGGAAGCCAGGGCGCGAAGGGTGAAGACGATGGCGGTCTTCTCCATCGTCTCCAGAATCTCAGCGAGCTCGGTCTCCGGAGTCTTCTCGTTGAGCGCGCGCACCGGCTTCTCGGTGGACTGACGCTCCTCAAGAATCTGCTCCTGAAGCTCCATGGCCCGCTGGGCGAGGGTGGCATCCGGGTAGACGGTGACCTCCCGCTGGGTCTGCTTCACGTTGTCAAGAAGCCCATCGAGGTCGAGGAGCTCGTCCTCGGTCTCAGCAGAAGTCAGCTTGTCGTCAGACATCAATCATCCAATCTTTCGATTCGTCAATCGATCCAGACGAGTATACCAAAAGCCCCGCTCCTTGTGAGAGCGGGGCTTTTGACTCAGAACCCGACGATCAGACGAGGGGCTCGTTGATGACCATGGTGCCCTGAGGAAGGAAGGGAACAGTCATCTGGATGGGCTGCTTGCCCTCACCGACCTCGTCACGCGGGTTGTCAGGCATGACGAGGAACGCGGAAACGAGCTGACCGGCCTTGGCAGGCGTGGTGTTCTTGTAGCCGATGCGCTTCACCAGCCAGCCGGTGACGTTGGCGGAGACACCACCCTTCTTGAACAACTCGAACGCGACAGAGGCGGGGGAGTCCGGGTTACCCTTGCCGGAGGCCTCGTCGAGGGCCTCACGCAGGAAGGTGAGAGAAGCCTCGTAGGCGTCACGGGTCGGAGTGTTGGACGCCGCAGAGTCGCAGATGGTCGTGGTGTCGTCCGTCTCCGAGTCGGTCGGGTTCAGGGTGAAGCCCGAGACGACAGCGCAGGAAATGTCCTTGGCCTTCGCCGGAGTCGGGGTACCACCACCACCAGCCGGAGTGGAGTTGTAGAGCGCGGCCTTGACGACATCCCTGACCGTCGGGGCGTCCGCGATCGGGACCCACCAGATCGTGGTCCCCGGAGGCATCATCTTCTTAACGGCAGCCTGTGCCATGATCAGTCGTCCTTCCTATGACGAGGAACATAATTGCTGTGCGGGGCGCCATCGCCGAGATGAACAACCTCGCCGTTGACGATCCAACCAGTGCCCCCGCAGCATTCCCGGGGCGACACAGGGGTGTCGTCGGGGACACGAGTCAAGCGGCCATCGGTGTTAATCGCATTAGCGTAGTCCTCGGTGTACTCGAAGACCACACCTTCAACGGTCGCGTACTTTGGCATCACACACTCCTGTCCACCGTCACCTGGAAGGTGACGTAAGAAGTGTATCGAACCGGCCTTACGGTACTATCCGTGTTCCCATACGAGTTGAGCGCCCCGGTCTCGAAGGCCTCACTCGTGCCCGGGATCTGGAAGCCCAGCAGCCGCCTGCGAACAGCGGCGAGCAGGTGGTTCCGAGCCTTGGGCGACACGGAGGAGATAAGCACGCCGAACTGGTGGATCACAGCGGCCTGCGTCGCACCAACGATCGAGCCGTACTTCCTCATGGCCCCAGGCGTCACATCCCCGGGCATGTAGACGACGTAGTCCTTGCCGTCATTATCGCCGTCGGGTCGGAGCGAGTCGAAGACCCGCACGCCCTTGAGGGTCTCCAGCTCCTTCATGGCGGCCTCGTCGAACTTCTCGACAGTGGCGCCCTCGAAGGGTTCGAGCATCAGAATCCGGCCTCCTTCATCGCCTGATCAGTGGCTGTGCGCGCGGACTGAAGGGCGAGCATCCCTCGAAGCTTCGAGGTGCCCTCCTCCTGGTAGCCGATGTACTTCTCGTCGGCGTCGGTGAACCCGACAGAGGCGGAGAACTTCCCGCCTGAGAGGTTCCTCACATTCACGCGGTATCCGGTGCCGTCCCCGGCGGTCGAGCGCATGTGCCCGGTCCACACACGAGCGTCCGTGGTGGGGTCGTGCTTGTAGGGCATCCCAGCACCCGAAGTGTCCACCGTCCTGATGACGACATCGCCTCCGGCCTTCGCGGCGGCCTCGGTGGCACGGAACGCGTCAGTGATGACCTTTTCCTGGAACCGACTGAGCCCGCTCGTCACCTGATTGAAGTCCTGTGACTTTCGTCTTAAGGAGGCTCGAACGAGGTCCATCAGTGCGTCCCGCCCTTGGAGTCGTCCACGTCGATGTCGCACAGCAAGGTTGGCTGCCAGTAGTCGGAGTCCGACGGGGCGTTGCGCACGACAAGGCGCAGACCCACGTTCCGCGGATCCGAGTTGTTCTCCAGAACCTTGACGACCTGCCCGTAGCCAGGCACGAACCTCAGCGACCTGTCACCCCACTTCTCCTTGGATACGAGCAGGTTCTTGTCGATGTGGTTCAGGTGCACGTAGTAGGCGTGGACTGCGGTGTCGTCGTAGGCCGACCGACGATCACGGGCGCGCCAGGCGATGTTCGGGTTGACCGCTGCGTAGCCCTTCCAGAGCTCCTTCAGGGGGATATCGACAGGGCCGTCCTCTGTCCACTCGTGGCTCTTCGTGCCCGGGGGCTCTGTGATGACCACGAGGCAGTTGCAGAACAAGCCCAGCGGCCAGTACGCCCCCGAATCGAAACGGGGATCCTTGTTGTGCAGGACGCTCAGTGCCATGCCCAGTCCTCCCCCGGGGGAACGACACCGGGGATGAAGTCGAAGCCCACATCGTTGAGCTCGGCCTCCTTGGCCTCGTCCCACAGCCTCTTGGCCTGCGCCCTGAGTTCCGCACCTAGCGTCGCTCCGTTGGTGGACTTGTTGTCCGTGGAGATGACCTTGAGAATCAGCGTCTCGGACGTAGCGATCGCCATAAGGGCTCGGGAGGCAGCCTTCTTGACGTTACCACCTTCGATGGCGAGGAAACCGAAAAGCTCCATGTCACTGAAGATATAGGATGGCGGCTTCCGCAGGTCCTTGGGATCCTCCAACTTGACAATGTCAGGGATCAGTAGACGCACCTGATTGACTGGCTGGCTGTAGTCCAGGGACGCCATGGTGTCTCCTTCTGTCAACGCTTTTACAGTAGTTTACAGCGGAACCCCGCCCCTTCGACAGGGGCGGGGTTCCGAGGGACCGCGATTAGGGATGTCGCATAAATCAGACGCCCTTACCGGTGGAAGCAACCAGGCCTTCCACGTTAAGGACTCCGGCACCGGTGGTGAGGCGGACGCGAGCCTGAGCGTCGTCGTTGTCAAACGAACCCGCGGTGTAGGGAACCTCGCCGCCACCCAGGTACAGGCCACCAGCGTTCTTCACACGCAGCTCGGGCTTGTCGTAGCCACGGAGAGCGGTGCGGACGATGGTGCGCTTGGCGGAGGTACGACCACCAGCCGGAGCCAGGACCCAGTTGGTGCCGCCCTGCGAGGCGCCACCGAGGATGGCGACCAGGTCGGAGACGACAACCTTGACCTTGGCGGTCAGGCCGTTCTCCTCGATGAACTTCATCTGGTCGCCCGCCTTCTGCCCAGCGACAACGCGCTCGACAGTGCGGGTGTTGACCACCATGTTGGCCAGGTTCTCCAGAGCCGGAGGAACCAGGAGGACGTAGGAGGGGACAGTGACATACCGGCCATCGACCTTGGTCTCCGCGACCTGCTGCATGGCGGCCTTGATGGCGTCGTACGACAGGGGGGCGTTCTTCGGAACGTTGTTGTTGATCAGAACGCCATCCGCGTTGCGGGCCTTCAGGACGGTGCCGAGCGAGTCCGAGATCACACCGGAGTTGAAGCCCGGGGTGCTCGGGTCGAGCGAGAACAGCGCACCGTAGCAGGCAGCGTCAACGGTGCGGGCGGCCAGCTTGGCGGCGTCCGAGGGGAACCGCTCGATGAGGCCGTAGTCGTCGTTGATGAAAGCCTCCCACGAGAACTGGAGGCGAGCACCGTGCTTGGCGGTGTCGATCCAGCGACCCGAAGCCTTGTAGCCGAAGGTCGGGTACGGGGTGAGCTCCGGAATCTTCGGCAGGGTGCCGGCCGGGGCCACGAAACCACCGTTGTCCCGCAGAAGGGTGGCGTCGATGTCATGGTCCAGCGACAGGAGCTGAACCGGGCGGAAGTCGTTCAGCAGCTCCTCGCTGGCGAACTCCTTCCAGGTCTCCTCCTGGTCCTTGTAGGCGTCCTCGAAGGCGGGCTGCACGGCCTGGGTGAACCAGGGAGCGAGCATGTCCGAGGTGACGGCCTCACGGAAGGTGCCGCGGTCGCGCGAGGAGTCAGCCTCCAGGATCGCGTTCTTCAGCTGGCCCTGGGCCGCCCGGTCACCACCGATAGCGGACTCAAGAGTCTTGGCGAACTCAGTGTAAGAAGTGAACATTTTGCCCCATCATTCCTTTCAGCGAGCGAGGATGACGGGAACCGTCTGGGCACCCGTACCAGTGATCTTGGAGTAGGCGTAACCGACGAGCCCAGCAGTACCAGCGGCCTTGTCGTTGGTGAGCTCCATCCTGCCATTGGCAGCGGGCTTCGCGTAGATCAGGGCACCCGGCTCGACACCGACCCCGGTCAGGTTTACCTGGAGCTTGAAGACGCCACCGGCGATGCGGACCGAAGCGTAGCCCGGGCCGTTGTTGCCCCAGGTCGGCTTGGTCAGCGGGTTCCACAGCGGGTCCTGGCCGAGCTTGGCCTGATCCTGAGCGGACGGGGCGATCTCAGTCACGAGGACGCCGAGCAGGCCACCGACCTGAACGACATCGCCGATGTGGCTCTTGCCGTACTTCGACAGGTCCACAGGAAGGGACAGGGTGTCGGAGTACTCGAAGACCTGGATGTCAGAAATCTTCTTGGCGCCGAAAGAGTTGATCTGTACCATTGTGATCTCCTTACCTCACTTGAAGTTCTTGATCTTGTAAGGCTCGGAGCTCGCCTCGCGAATCTCCCCAGCCGTGGATGCCTTGACCGAAGTCAGGTAGTGCTGCTCGGCCGAGATGGCCTCCTTCAGCTCGGTACCGGACTCGACAGCGTCGATGACCCGCTTCTGGGCGACGGAGGGCAGACCGGAGTCGAGCAGGCGGGTGGCGATGACGAAGGCCTCAGCAGCGGACTCCTTACGGGCCTTGCGCTTCTTCTCGTCCTCGTCGTCGTCGGGCTTCTTCTCACCCGAAGCGGCGGGTGGCTTGTCGTCGGTCTTCTCGCCGGGCGCCTCGGGCTTGCGCTCGGGGGTCGGCTCAGGGGCCTCGGGCTTGTCTGCGGGCTCCTCGGGCTTCCGCTCAGGGTCCTCGCCCGGGGCCTCGCCGGCGGGAGCCTCAGGGGCGACCGGCTGCTCTCCCGGAAGATTGTCCTTGGCGAGAAGCTCAAGAAGCGGGGCGAGAGCCTCGGTCACCGCAGTGGCGATGGCCTGACGGATCGTCTCCTCGTTCATATGGTTCTCCTCATCGGAACTGACGCGCTGGGATTCCAGCACCTCCAGCAAAGCGCCACCTGCGCCCGCCTTCGTTACGAAGTCTACAGAAGTGACTCCATCGAATACCGGTACAATGCCGTCGGCGTCCAGACCGTTCTCCGACCAGGCATTGATCGACACCCCGATGTCCTGCCACTTCTCGCGGATGATGTCGTTGAAGGACGGATACACCTCGCACTCGGCGTATAGTGCTCCATCGAGACCGACAACGGCGTCGGTCACCAGCCGCCCCGCGAGGTCCTTCACGGATCGCTCGGGGCGGTTCACGTCCTCGTCCTTCGACGGGTGATCCATGAACATCTGCGTCCCGGCGGGGAAGTGCCCGACAGAGGCGGCGAGGTTGGCCTCCGAGTAGGTGCCACTGGAGCCCTGCCCCGGGCAGATGATTCGGATACGGTACCGCCCGGGCTTCTCACCGGACAACACGTCCGGAGTGGCCGCCTCCAGAAGAGCGGTCACCCCTCCGTGGAAAGCGGACCTGTACTCCGTGCGCATTTCAGGAACTCCTTTTCATTCAGGCGAGAGTCTCGCCACCGGACTCATCACGGTTGGCGTTCGTGCCGTCCGACATGGCGCCCACACCGGTGCGAGAGTTGCTCTTCTTGGCGACGCTGTCCTGCACGGCGTTGGGGTCGGCTAGGCTCTTCGCAGCGAGAATCTCCTCCGACACGGGCAGATCGTTGATCGGCCTGGCGTTGATCGGCTGGAGCCTGTCGAGGAAGAGGCTGCGCGCCTCGGTCTTGTGGAGGATTCCGTTCTGAAGACCGAGGGTGACGACCTGGCCCCAGCGCTGAATGAGCTCGTTCGACAACGGCGCGAGCTCAACCTCGACCTTCCGACCAAGAGCCAGGAATATCTTCTGGATGAGGCTCTTGTGAATCTGCCTACGGAACTCGAAAGCCTTGAAGGTGGGATCCTCCAGAGCCATCTCAGCGCCCTGTCGTCCACCGGCCGAACCGTCTGTGAGGAGGACCGACAGGGGCACATCGAGTGCGCTAGCGACCATGGAGGCAAGCGGGGTACCGGCCCCGAAGTCAATGCCCGCTCCGGCCTTGGAGACGGCGGTGAACTCCTGGCCCGCGCCGAGCGAGGCGAGGCCGCCGATGCCCTGGGCATTCGACATCTGCTGGATAACGGCCTGCTGCTGCTTGGCCGTGGCGGATGTGACTTTGAACGCAATTCTGGCGAGAGCCTTGGTCATGACGTGACTGGCCTCGAGGAACTCCTTGTAGGCCTGTGCCCAGTACACGGCGCCCATGAGCTCGGGCTTACCCCACTGCTCGCCGATCTGTCGGTTGACCATCTCGTAGACGACCCGATCATCGTGGACTGTCCTGTAGCCCTTCTCGTCTTTGACAGGCGCCCAGTCCTTGCCATTGACGACGTGCCACTCCGGCTTACGCCGCTCCTGCTCCGCTGTGGAGAGGGTGTCCGACACGGGTACCGGGTCGATCAGGAAGGCGAAGATGTCGGCCTCATCGGTGGCGTCCAGGGCTCGGGCAATGCCACGGATGCGCGACAGGGGCACGGGCGCCACTCGCTTGTCGGTCCGGCGAACGGTGTAGAGCACGATACCGTCGGTGCAGAAGGCTGCCTCATCCCGGGCGCGAGCGGTGCGGGAGAGGACGGTGTCATAGAGCGCCGCGGTCTCGGGCGTCTTGATCCCGGAAATGCGAGGAATCTCACTCCACATGTAGGCGTTGCGGATACCAATACCGCGCTTCACCAGCGGGTTGTAAGCAGCGAGCCTGCGAGCCCTCAGCGAGTGCTCCTTGATGACTGTGAGAGATACTACATCGGAGGTGGCGTCCTCATCGCCCCAGCGGGACCAACCGATGTCCTCGCGGTTGAGGGATGCGACAGCCCCGCGGGTGACCGCAGCGTACGCCTTGGACGCCTCAGTCAGCCGGGCCTGGACGCGCTGGGTGGACCCACCAATCTGAAATGTGCCGAATTTCACAGTTCAACTCCTCAGGCTGGGGCGAAGGTCCACTCCTCGTTACCCCACTCGTCTATAGGCGAGTACTCGGAATCCGTACTCTCCATTAGGGTATCAGCCTCGATGAGAGAGTCGGTCCCATCTGTTAAAAGGCTGCTCGGCATCGACGCGTAGCAGATCGAGTCTAGAACGTCAGGCGATGGTTCGCCCTTCCTCTTCAGTTCATCTTTCCCGCGGATCAGGAGCTTGGTCCCCCTGTACTCGTAGAGGATCGAGCGGAACTCGTCGAAGAGCCCCTCGGTCTTCTCTCCAGAGGCCTCATCAGGCGGAACCGACAACTCGCCAACATTGATCGCCTGAGCGACGGAGTCGTACATCGCCGCGCGGAAGTTGTACCACTTCAGGTTATCCGGCGAAGCAGCATTGCCGACGATCCAGTAGACCGGAATCTCCTCGGGCACATGGTTGTCGATGACAGCCTGGACACCTCGTCCGACACCCACGGCGTCGATACGGATGTCCACGTCGAGCCCTTCCGCCCGCAGACGCTTGGCATGCTGCCCGATAAGCCGGGAGAGCCTGTTCCCGTCATAGCCTTTCACCCGCTCGACGACCTCGACATGGCCATCCTGGCAGGTGGAGATCACACTGAAGTCACCAGTGGTGGACAGACCGACGTCAACACCGATGTGGACCGGTGCGGTCGTGTTCCACTCGTCATCAGCCCACTCGTTCATGGATTGGAGCACGCGTCCGAGATTGAACAGCCCGTCATCTCCGATGTCGGGGAACCGAGCGAGAACCTTCGACACGTACCGGGGATCGTCCTTGCCCCAACGGCGCTCAGCGTCATCGACCCACTCCTTCTGGAGCAGATTGTCCTGCGCCTTCTCCGGCACCTCCTCGCCGGTGAAGTTCGGCGTGTCGAACGCGGAGATGGTGATGAGGTTCCACTTCCGTTCCGAAGGCGGGAGCTTCGACTCGTCTCGCCAGATCTTCGCCATGTACGAGTTCGGATCGTCCGGGTTCGCGATGGCGAGGATACGGGCGTGCTTGTTCGTGGTGATGGTCTCGACAGAGGTGAAGATGTTCTCCGCTACACCGCCAGCCTCATCGACAACGGCGAGGACGTAGGTGGAGTGGAATCCCTGAAAGGTGGACTCGTCATAGTCCGCCGGCTTTCGCCCGAACGCAGTGGCCGTCTTGAACCCGGGGAAGGTCCACTCCGCTTTACCAGTGATGCGTCCCGGCATGTTCGCCTTGGACTGGAGGTCCTCGACATAGGACCACATGACGTTCTTCACCTGGTTCCACGACGGGGCCGTGGTGATCACGCGGGTCTCGGTAGGGTCGTGCGGATGGGCATCGAGCCACCACCCGATAGCCCGGGAGGCCAGGAAAGTCTTGCCCGAAGCGTGACAAGACGCGACAAGGGTGCGCTTATTAGTCTGCAAAGAGTGAAGAACCTCACGCTGCTTCGACCACAAGTGATCCCCGAGCCGATCTTGAGCCCAGAGAACGGGATCCTCTCGCATTGCCCGCTCGTGCGAGCGCGTGCCGAACTGATCTGCGACAGCCCGAAAGTCTATCTTCTCCGCCATCGGTCCTCCTTCGAGACAAGTCTATAAAAACAGGATCGCCCATCTGGCGGAACCGAAAACACCAGATGGGCGAGAGCCGAAAGGCTAAACGCTCCAGGGGCCGCCGAAGCGGGTCGCAACCCCCTGCCTGCATGGATAATAGTAGCACACCTTAGAAGCCCGTTGACTCTCCAGAGTATGATGTTGCTCACGCTCAGATAGTCATATCGGCCTTGGGCTCCTCCAGGATACTGGCCGAACTGGAGGTGGCATCAGCGAGCCACTCCTCGCGGTGCGCTTCGAGCTGCTTCTGCCCCCGTTTTGTAAGAAGGGGAAACAAACGCTGCTCCATGTTGTTCTGGACGGACTCGACAAAGGCGACGATGACCGGAATCTGCTGCTGCTGGATCAGCTTGATCTCCGCCTCAACCTTCGTCTTCTTCAGCCCAGCCAGATCGCTGACCGCCTCGATGGTCGCCAGGGCCGTCTTGACGTTGTCCGGGTTGGTCGCCAGGGGATTCTCGACGACAGAATCCCAGAGCGCATCCAGGAGCTTCTCAAGACGGGTGAGTTGCTTCATGAGCTGGGCGTGCTCGGAGAGAGATTCCTGGCTGGAGTAGTAGTCCTCCTCGATACGGAAGACCTCAGCCTCGGAGAGCTGGAACCTTTCCGCCACCTCGCTGCGCGGTTTGCCCCTCAGCAAGGCCCGGATGACCAGGCTCTTCCTCTGGAGATCAATGGCTTTCTGCTCTTCCGCGGTTCTTTTCATTGAGAATTCCTATCACTCGCCACTGGGATCCGAAAACATAACAGGCCCAGAAGCCCAGCAGCTCCTCGACCGACTCGGCCCCCAGCCCTCTGCCGTAAGCGTACGACAGGGCACTGAGGGCCGGAACCGAACGTCCCTTCATCAGTCGTCCAAATCCAGGAGCAGTTTCATCTGCTCGGACTCGTCGGAGACCTCCTTGAGGAACGCCGCGAAGATAGCCTCATCGCGCAGCCCCTTCACCTCCGACCCGACGAAGTACCCGAGTCCGCCCGACAGGACGCACGCGGCGAGAACTGAGAGAGTCCACAACATCACTGATCATCCCCGTACTCGTCCGCGATCATGACGAACGCCACGATCATGAGGAAACCCACAACAAAGATCACTCGTACCAGAGCTCCCACCTCTTGGCCTTCTTATCCTGAACCTCGAATGTCAGCAGAGCCGGATCGGTGGCGTCCCCGGTGCGGTTCGTGAACCACGAGGAGCCGTTGTCCGCGGTCGGGCAACCGATGATGAACTTGTTGTCCCCCACGAGCGACACCCCGAAGTTGTGGAAGTGCCCGTGAACCAGGATCGAGGCCTCATGAAGGCCACTGCGGTGCCCGAAAGCGAGGTCCCTGAACCAGGACGGGATCTTCGCCTGAGAGCCCGCCAGATGGCCATGCGTGAAGCCCACGGCGGTCCCGTCGGCGGTCTCCACCGTGACTGCCTCCTCCCACTTCTGAGGCTTGGCGAAGTTCACGTGACTGAACGGCTCCCGGCCCGACATGATCGCCTGGATGGTGTCCGCGATCAGGAGCCCGAAGTCGTCGTCCGGTGAGTTGGCCCGGTTGTCGTTGCCCTTGCCGGTCCGCACGGCGCAGTGGTTCGAGGGGATCGACACGTACGTCATTCGGGTGCACAGCGGAGCCAGCATGACAACCGCCTCAGCCATAAGGCGCTGGGCGACACGAATCTGATCCGTGAGCGACAGGTCGTTGGTCTGCTGCTGCGAAGTGACGTTCCAGAACCCCTCGCAGACATCTCCGACATCCGCGACGATGATCTCCTCGTAGGAGCCCTCGGCCTGAATCCACTCGGTGATCCGCTTGAGAGCCCCCATGACCCGGTTCACAGTCTCCTGTGTTCCACCCAGTTGGTCGCAGTTGTGAGTGAGGGTAAGTTCCCGACCCGCGAGGTACTCGCCACCTTCAACAGTGAGACACTGAGCACTACCTCGACCGACAGGGGTCACAGACCTCACAGAGAGTCGGTGGTCCTTACGCTCTGTAGTCTCGCGCTGGTATTGACCTTTGCGGACAAGGCGGAACATTGGGAGGTCCGAACGGAAGGTGACTCGCCAATAGGTCTTGCAGGTCACATCGTCGTATTGTCCGACTCTCTCAATCACCCGGGGAGTGACTCCAAGACTGTGAAGAATCGCAACAACCGAATCAACGATCTGTTTGTTCGTATTCGAGAACTCGATGGAACCAGACTTAGGCTGGCAGTATCCATCAGAATCCATAAGCCCTTGGAGGAGAGCTAGACGCTGCTCGACAGAAGACTTGATGTACACCTCAGGGACATGCTTATTAGACAACAGGTCGTTCTCCCGAAGCGCCGAGGTCAACCCTGGGACGCGAACCGTAGTGAGGCCAGGCCTCGCCTTGATCGGGACCCCAAGTGACTTCAAGTGGGCCTCATCAAGAACCCCCTTAGTGATCAAGCCACTATCTGATTTCCCGTCCCCAAGCCAGAACCCAAGAACATAAGGATCAATCGGCAATTCGACAGGCGCGAACTCGACAGGATCGTGCGAGTAAACCTTGAAAGGTCGAATCTTCGCTGCTTTCTGAGCGCAGATCATAGCCAGGTCTCGGGTAGAGAGAACCATATCCTGCTTCTCCCAACCCTTCCAATCCTTGGTGTGCATCGAACGGTATCCGGACCACCGATGCTCGCTCGAAGCGATAAGCGTCTGCCCGCCACCGAACTCAACCTCGTAGAGGTCCTGCTCAGTCGAGCCCGTAACAGCCAAGACCTTCTTCGGTTTACCGTCCCGACCATAAACACTCATGCCGGGACGGATTGAACCGTGCGCAACCCAACCCTCTGTTGTGAGAACTGGGGTGTCGTCCTTCAGGGCTTTCCCGGCCTGGAAGTCCGACAGGCACACGACCAGAGTCTTGGGCCGATCCTTCTCGACTTTGGGGGCCACCGCGAGGACAGCCCGGTCGAACACCTTCTTCAGTTCCTCATAGGAGGCCTCACGGACGTCCTCGGCTACTGCGACAGCAGGATTGTAGGTAACGCGCTCGTAGGAGCCATCCTCAAGCCTGATGGTCCTGCGGCGCTGTGTGATGGCGTTGACCGGGATGTCGAAGAACTCGTCCCTGTCCTGCTCGACAGGGAGCCTGAGCGCCTTCTGGAGCGCCTGCTTGTGTCTCCTGATGGTGGTCTCGTGGACGTCGAACATCCGGCCCAGCGCAACGTTCGACATGCGCTCCCTGCGAGGCTTCTGCGCCTCCTCCAGGATGGCCCTGTCGATCTTCTCGTTCAGGTCGTCCTCCAGGTTGCGCGCCATCAGTCGTCCTCCTCGCCGGAGGCCTGCTTGAAGAGGTTGGCGAACCGGCTGTAGTCCTTCGACAGGAAGAGCTCCTCATCAACCTCGGTGCCCTTCAGCGCGGGCCTTGCAGGAGCCTTCTCCGTCGTGAGCTTGGCCCCCCGGTCCTTCTTCGGCTTCCGTGGCCTGGGAACGGGCTCCCCATCCTCATCGAGTTCGACATCCGTGGTGGTCTGGATGATGCTGATGGCCGTCCTGAGCACGTCGTCGATGCTGAGCTCGAACCCCGGGGTGCCGACGATGCGGATGAGATCGATCAGCGTGACCTTCCCGGAGCGGAAGTGATTGTGAATCGTCTGCTGGGCCTTGAACCCGAAGACCTGGCAGTACTGGGACTGGATGACCCCCTCGCGCCTGATGCGCTTCCTGAGGAGCTCCGCGGCGTACTTGGCCCGTTCGACAACGAGCTCATCCTCCCTGTACCGCGCGCGCTCGGCCTGCTGGTCCTTCCCGGCTACGAATGGCATGTCGGTTCCTTTCCAAGGTTGGTGGTTCTGATCCGGTTGCCCGGATGTCGCAGATAGAACTGTACCACATACGGCCCAACAGAGTACGACAGGGCCGAGAGATTTCTGTGCTCTTGCACACACTCTATGGCTCATACTGACCGCTCGGTTGAATACAGGATGTAAATGTCAAGTTTTCTTGACATATAGAAATTTACCTTTGTTCATTATCAAGGGCTAGGGGTCAAAAACTGAAATTTTAGGACTTGAGTCCCGAAAATCTCGTTTTTGTAGCACACATTGTATTCAACCGATCGGTCGGCCGAGGGAGAACCCGACAGGGGCTTTTGATTGGAACGACGGGAAGAAGTCGAGGTTGGAGAAACAGATGTAGGTACGTACCTACATTACTCTCATTTTCTCTTCGTAGTATATAATATATATATGTATATAGTATATATTTAGTATATAATATTTAGGGATCTTAGTATACTTTTTTATCCAAAATTCTATGTTGTGGGTACAGATTACTGTACGGGACTCATACTTTTCTATGCAGAGTATATAAAAGCGGATTTGGGGTTTCCTGCGCGCGCACGTACACGCGTACGTGTGTGAGCGCTCGTGACGCGCAACACGTTGCCCCTGTCGGAGAGCCGTGCTAGGGTTGCACCCGTTGGTCAACTGGATGTCGCCATCACCAGACCGACGCCAGACTTCGACACCGAGAGGAACCACCAAATGGCACGCAAGGTCCGTCCCGTCAACTGCTGGGGCATCGTCAAGCGGGACTTCATCGAGATCAAGGGGCTCGGCGATTGCCGGGTCCTGTCGGACCCCCGATACTCGTGCGAGAGCCTCGACATCATCCAGTTCTGGGTAATGACCCCCACCTACAAGCCCTTCGTCATCGCCATGTCGGAGGACTCATACCTCAACGTTGTCGAGTTCATCGATGATGACGATGAGGAGTTTACCGAGGAGATCGAGCGCGTCATGATGTGTGAGCTCCGCAAGGGCGACAAGTTCTACTTCGGTCGCCACAAGGTCACGTTCCTCGGAAGGGCCGGGCTCAGCCGTTACCGGATCATGTCGGAGACTGGTCGGGAGTTCGACAGCATGCCGTTCAAGTACTGCATGATCGTCAAGCGGATCAAGAAGGTTCGCAAGCCCAAGCCCCTGTCGTTCACTGAGTTCGCCCTGTCGTCCTACGAGAAGGCCCTCACCAGGCTCGCCAAGGCCGTTATGGGGCTCCAGGTGGACCCTGCCCGTGTCGAGGTCCAGAAGCCCGCCAAGAAGGCTGAGAACGCTTCTCCAGTCATCACCACGAAGGACGTCCCCTCTCTCGCCCCTGTCGTGCCCGAGACCAAGCCCTGCGCCCGCAAATGCGAGCGCGACGAGGACTGCGATCGCTCGTACTGCCTGGACTCGATGGAGTCGAAGGCTGAGCCCGATCGCCCGCTGACCTGTTCCGACGTCATCACCGAACTCGAAGAGGTCCGACAGCATGAGGGCGATCTGCCCGTGTCGATAGTAAACCCGGAGGACGGTTTCCGTCGCGTCAATGTCTGTGGCTCGATGCTAGAAGACCTTTACGAGTGTGGTGAAACTTATTGGGGTGCCCGGACCTGGGACACGCAGCCCCGGCCTGGGAACCCCGCTAAGAGTGAACTCGTCGTCAGTCTTTGGTGATCAGCACTGGCGCTGAAGAACGCCCTTGACACCAGCCACGATCGCGGAGCGCATGCCCTTACGGGTCGCCTGCACGAACTGGGTCTGATCGTCGAGGATGTGGGCGACCACGGGCTTGTTAGAGGCTCGTAGGTCGTTCACCACGTTCGCTGGTGCGTCCCACTGCATCGACAGGAAGTCCAACGGCCCTGTCGAGCTCTTGAAAGTCTCGTACCAGGGCTCAGTGGTGTTCGACATGTAGGCGTAGCCCCAGGCCCCGCAGCCCTCGGCCTTCGCCTGCTCGAACAACCAGTTCGAATCGCCGTAGTACTTAATAACGATCTGCGCAGGTGTCACGTTCCTGTCGGTGATGTACTTCAGGAGCCGCTTCCACTCACCCGCCCGGTACTTCGGGTCGATGACCAGGCAGTGGGTCTGCCCGTACCGGTCGAGCAGCCAGTCCAGACGCGCAGGAATCTTGTTCGCCGGCAGAGCAGCCTTGATCTCGTCCCACGTCATGGTGTGCGGATCAGTCGCCGGGCCGCCCAGTGACTCGAAGGTCCTGTTGTGCAGGCCGAACCACACACCGTCCTTCGACTCGTTGCAGGAGAACTCCAGAGCGTCCACGCCGAACGACACGGACTGCGTGTAGGCATTTTCGGTGTGCTCCACCCACGACCTGCTGCCACCTCTGTGGGCCACGAAGAACCCATCCGTGTTCTCCCCGCCGTTCTGGGCGCTCCTGTCCCTGTCGATGAGCTCCTGCCAGGTCGCCAGACCCCGGGGCACCGCCGCCATCGACAGGGTGCCCTTCTCCTGACCGTCGTCCCCGACAACAGTCAGCGCCGCGTACCGGTCCCTGTGCGTGTCGTCCTTACCCACGACGTACCAGTTCTCGTGCCTCTCTGGTCTGGGTGGTGTTGGATCGAGCCCTTCTGCGGTGAACGCCCACGTCGCCACGCAGGTCTGGATGCTGGCGTCCGTGAAGGCGTAGTCCTTGTCGGCCCAGCCCACTAGGATCGAGCTCGACGAGTTCGGTGCGGGCTGCATTGTCTTCTGCCCGTCATCGATCGTCTGAATGGCGCCTTCGAACGGCCTAGCGTGGTCTCCGCTCGTGTAGTGCTGGAGCGACACGACCAGGTGCGGCTTGTTCTGCTTGGCGACCGCTGTCTTGATCTGGTTGCTGTTCAGTGTGTTGATCGTCACGCCGTCCGAGTGGTTGAAGCTCTTGACGACAGAGCCATCCAGTACCAGTACTGTAGCGAGCTGACGCCCGGTGTACGAGGCCCGGAAGTCCCCGACGACGAGGGGCCGCGAGAACTCCTCGACGTCATCGACCTTCTTGACCCACACGCCCAGGCTGCGGCTAGTAGCACCGGCAGTCTGGTTGCCGAACCACCCGGAGTTCGCATCGCTGATGAACTCCGGGATTCCCTGGCTGCCGAACTGACCACCCTGAATTATGACTACCCAGTCGTCGTGCGCGATGCCCTTCTCACCCGCGGTGAGCAACGTCACCGGATTGGGCTGCCTCGCAGTGCCACCCGTGACCTCGACCTGCTTGACCCACTTGGGCAGAGCCATCAGTTGCTCCTTCGAACAATCACCGTTCCGGGCTTGGTGCCCGCCGGAAGGTTCTCAGTCGGCCCGAGCACCAGCACCGTCGCACCCGTACCAGCTCCGCCACCGGGCTTGTTCTCCAGCGCGGTGATCTTGCTGGTGTGCTCCCCGACCGTGGTCTCAAGGGACGTGACCTTGTCCTTCACGCCAACCATCACAGCTTTGGTGGAGGCGATCTCGGACGTGGCCGCGG